GACTGTCTGTCCTGTAATTCCAACCCCCGCTCTATACGGAAGTGGTGTCCAGAACCATTTGCGAAGTGGCGCGGAAAGCCAGAAGAACCAGAATCGTGTACGTTATGGATTAACGAAAGAGCTGTCGTACATTTTGACTTTTTCGGTGTCAACTCGCCTGGAGACCACGACCGCTTTCAATCCTACGAGGCTTCAGGTGGTATCTGGCTAGAAGAGCCGTGCCCTTTAGCAACCAACACAGAGTTCGTGGCATCCGGTATTGCTGAATCTGTCCTTGCCACTGCCCAAACCTCTGTGCGAGGTGGCCCAAATCCGTCCATCCAAATTACGATGAACCCGCCTTCTGCTGACCACTGGACTGCACAACTCTTCCATCTTCCTGGGTACGAGGCCGCCGGTGATCTTGAAGCGGAAATGTCCGAAGAAGCGCGGTATCAGCGCAGTGTTGTACGAGAAAACGCTGATATTTTTATGGTGCCTCCCACCGAATGTGCAGCAGAACGTGAAACCCCTGGTTATATGGAGCGCAACCGGCAGATTCTCCTGGCCACAGGTCGTGGTGACTTATATGCCCGATTAGTGGAAGGTCGCCTCGGGTACGCACAGGTAGGTGAGAAAGTTACTCCTGAATTTAACGCCGCGCATCTCACGCCGGGACTTGCGGTTATCCCACATGTACCAATGCTCCTCTCTTTTGACTTTGGGCTAAACGCGACCTGTATTGCCGCCCAAATTTCTCCGCAAGGCTATCTGCTCATACATAAAGCCTGGACACGGCAAAACGCCGGAATGAAACAACTACTTACTCTGGATGTACATCCATGGCTCGCACAACAGTCTGTGGAGCAGTGGTCATATTGCGGTGGTCCTGAAGCCCGTGAACGTGAGCAGTCGGACTCGGAAGAGACGGCATTACGTATGATTATATCTATACTTGGACCAGGGAACTACCGCGCTGGACCCGTATCATGGCCTGCTCGTCGTGAGGCACTTAGGGACGGACTGACACGTACACCTGGGGGTCTAACGTGGATTCGCGTGAATCCAACAGGCGCCGCGCTCCTGGTTCGGGCACTTGACGGGGGTTGGAATTACAGGACAGACAGTCAAGGTAGAGTTAGAAACGAGGGACAACCGGATAAAACGTCTCATTGGGACCATCTCGGGGACGCTTTTGCGCACTTAGTAGCGGTACTGCTTAAGAAAACTGACAGTTCGTCGCGCTCCGTACAACGTCCAAAGTCCGCACCAACTATAAGGCATATGCCACATATTACACGGTACGCAGGAACAGGGCGTACAAGGGTCTAAAGGACAACAGAAATGCCACGTCTCGTTTCTTTCGTATTCGCGTCAAAACCCGAAGAAGACCGCTTTTTCGAGTTGCTACAAAATATTGACAAGCTCGCCACGGACTTTGAAACGGCAACTCGGAAAGAATTACTGGACAAAAGTAATTTCCAAATTAGTAATGTGGCCGATTTTACCGGGCAAGTTCGGGCAGCGCTCAGTGAAATTGAAGCACTGGTAAGGGACTAAAATGCCCAACACCATTTACAATTTCCTACAACTCAGCGCAACGCAAGAGCGCAATCTTACGCAGCAAGTCATTGAGCACCGCGATGAGGCACTGCAGGCAAGAGGTGATTTTAGTTTCAGACATGCAGAACGCTATCGGCGTTACTTAGCAGATCCTACACTAAGACCAGAAGGACCATGGCCAGAAGCAGCAAGACTTTTTGTTCCAACGACCCGTGACGTGCTTGAAAAGCTCCAAGGAGAAATTTGGCAGGCACTCTTTGCCAATATCATGCAAATTCAGATGACGCCCTTTGGTGATGAAGATGCTGAAGGTGCGGAATTTGCCACAAAATTCTTACGTTGGGCTTTGGAGTCCACTATTGAGTGGTACCAGATTTCTAATACGCTCATTTTTGACGCGCTGATGGACTCAGTTGGGGTGGCGAAAGTCATGTCCTGGGAACCGCCGTGGCTTCCTCCCTCCCCTGACGCCCGGCGCTTTCTTCGTCGGCAGGTTCGAATTGATGCCCTGGACCTTGGTATGTTACTTGTAGCTCCTGATGCAGAGGGGCTTCAATACCCAGAGTGTCGCTACGTTGCTCAGGAGTTCTTCCTTTCTTACGACGATATTTACCGCATGGAACAGCTTGGCTTTGACACACCAGACCCCGACGAACTTGGCGATTCGCAGCAACTTACAGAGCGTAAGCGCGTCGAGCTGGAACGTGAAGGTGAGCGCGTCATTGAGTTTCGACCTGACTCTGTACCTTTCGTTGAATCCTACGAGCGCTTTACCTTGGACGATGACATTGGAGATGAAGACTTGATTGTGTCCTGGTTTCCTGATGCCCAGGTCACAGGCACGTCGGACAACTCCCCTTCAAATCACGGTCGTCTTGCTGGAGTTCGCAAACTCACCGAGGTCTTCCCACAGGACGACCGCCCACGTCGCCCTTTCTTTCCAGTAACTTTCTGGCCACAGCCTCGACAGTGGCGCGGGCTTAATGTTCCTGATCGTTTGGAGTCTATGCAAGACCTCATAAACCGCTTGCACGAGCAACTGGTCAACTACGGCGAGGTCTCAATGCTCCCGTACGTGTTCGTGAATACTTTTCTTACAGGTGAAATTCCTGACCTTCGCACTGTGCAGCCTGGCACGACGGTGCCTATTGACGACGTTTCCGGTGTGCAGTTTGCGCCAAGGGGCTCCTTAAATCGCCACTTCGCAGAGCAAATTCAGCTTGCCCAGGCGAACGTAGAGCGAGATTCTAACGTTACTGACTTCAATCTCGGTCGCCAGGGCCAGGGTTCCAACGCACCACGTACGGCGTCCGCGACCCTTGCTCTGCTCGCACAGACACGTAAGACCTACGGTATGCTTGTACGTCTTGCGGCAAAGCAGTTTTCGTCTTTACTGGCGTTTAAGTTTCGACTCTGGCAGGAAATCTTGCCTGATGATACGTATGTGTCAATTTTTGACCCAGTTGATATAGTGGCACAACGCTCCGAAGAAGAACCGCGTAATTTATGGGACCGTCTGTTTTCCAACAAACCTTTGACAGACACAGGGCGTCCATCGGCGCAACGGCGGGTGGCGCTGCCAATTTCTAAAGAGCATATCTCAGGTTTCTTTGACGTAAAGATCGAAGTCAATCCCGAGGAACAATTTGATCGTCAAGCTATTCTCAATCTGTACCAAATTACCGCGCCTGCTATCCAAGATTACCCTATTGGGATCAGGCTCATGCAAAAACGTATCTGGGGCGTGTTCGACCAGCACGGCTTTGATGACATTTACCCAGAGGAACTTGCGTTACTTCAGACACAAGTTCGTACTTTGACTATTCAGGTCCAGATTGCCACGTTTGAGCAGCAATTGAGTCAGTTACAACAGCAAGCGGCTCAAGCTGAGATACAGGCACTATCGCAAGACGCTCAACAATTTCAACAAACAGGTCAGATCTCACCTGCCTTAGCAGAGTTGGCACAAACTCTTATACCGCAAAATGGTGCAACGAATGGAACGATACCAGAGGAGCCAGCGCTTTGATGCACGTACTTTTGCTTGTTTTTTTACTCCTTGTTCAGTGTGTGAGTGCTTTTGCTGCGGGTAACGAGTCAGTAACACCATTACCTGCAACGCAGCCAAATGCTTCATCGTACAGCATACAACGCACATGGGATCAGCAAGAAATACCGGCTATTTTTAGCCGGTATTTTTCGGTCGGTTGGGTAGAAAGTGGGGGAACACATCCCACTGCAGCAGGTATGACAAGCGCGGCTTTTGCAACAGAAGCGTTTACGAATAGCGGTAACAGGGTACGTGCACTTTCAGATGGAACCGGGGGCAGCGCAGCAATTAACTACACAACAGCAGGATGTGCGGTAAACGACACGGCCTGGGTCATCATTAGCGCTATGACCGCAAATTCTTCGGGAAATTTTTCGAGGGTAACAGGAACGAATTATTTTGTAAATTGTACAGATACATCAGAGCCCTCTTTACCTTTAGATAGTGCATGGCTCATGAAGGTAACGATAACAGCAAGCGCTATCACTACGGTGGTGTTCAATGGATTGAATACCCCGATACCTGCGTATATACAAACCTCTATATATAACGTACTAGAACACGGTCTTGTAGGTGATTGTAGTACGAACGATGCAGCAGCTTTTCAAAATCTAGCAAATAAAGTACTAGAAGGTTCAACGTTATTTTTTCCACAAACCAGCACAGCCTGTTACCAATTCAGTACAACACGAGTCAATATCACTAAAGCCATTACGATCCTGTGCGAAGGGTGGACTACTTCCCTCACTTGGGACACAGAGAATGCGACTGACCCTGGCTGCCCTGATGCAAAAACCTGCAATTACGGCGGCTTAAATATCTATGATCCCGACGTGACTGATGGTGATTACCTCTCTCATGTCATTGTGAAAGATTGCCACTTCAAATTTGGCGGGACAAGGGGCAACACGTGGTTTACGCACAAACGTGGGCTTAATGTCTATCAGGCAAACAACGTCACCATCGCCAATAACTGGTTTGAAAATATCACAGCCGAAGTGGTAGGTGTGGGCAATTTTGGGAGTGCCACTAAGGGCGAGAGGGGATGGATTGTCCAGAATCTCTTCACGAACTTTGCGCAAGTCGGTATTAACCCCAACAATTTTTCAATGAATGTTGAATCAAACCGATTTAGAACTGGGGCGATTGCCATCGAATTTGGGCGCTCAGGCACGATTGTCCAAGACAATGAGGCGTTCGATTTGACTGGACAACTTGTTGCCATTCAAGCAACCAACGGCAGTGTGGATGGGAATATTTGCCGGACGTGCTACACCACTAATCCCGCCAGCACGGATGGCGTGATTTCGGTCAACGACCGTGGATCGTGTACGGGCACCTCTGCATTAACCATTTCAAATAATATCATTGTCAATACAACCTCTCCGGCAAACGCAGCCGGGATTGCGGTATTTAATTCTGGAAGTGCCTGTTCCCCGCCCGAGAGGAATTCGCATATCAATGTCCAGAACAATCAGATAGGTACTTCTTTCCAGACAGGCATCTACATCCATCAGTGTGACAACTGCCTTATCACAGGAAACGATGTGCAGGGTGCAATCACCCCGTTAGCGATTACCACGGGGGTCGGGCTAGTGCTGCGCTCAGCGTTTAGTGACAATCGCCTGAATACGAGTGCGGGCGTTAATTTTATTCAAGATGCGTCGGTGTTTGCCGACGGGAACCTCGTCGGGTGGAATTACGTCAATACAACTACAGGACCGTTGAGCGCAAAATGGGGAAGTAATCTTGTAGCCTTTACAGATCTTGATACGACTCCTTCTGTCCGTGGCAATTTCTTCTGGTCTGTCAATAATAGCGCTGCCACGAACATTACGGCCTTGGATGATATTCAGCCTGCAGCGCCCCCAGTTTGTCTGAGGACAACCAACGGTAATACAACCTTTGTTGATGGCGCGGGACTTCAAATGGCAGGGAGTGTTAACTTTACAGCTACTGCCAACGACGTGATATGTTTTGCGAATGATGGAGCGATCACTTATGAAGTAAGTCGCAGCGCTAATTAGAATCCATGCTTATTGGGAATCAAGTTAAGGAGTCAAGTCGTGCAGGAACAACAAGCCGCACTCAGTACAGAGGAAAGAGGAGCTATCGCGCAAATGGTATGTTCTCCTGGTTGGTATGTTCTAATGCGTGTGCACATTTTGCCTGCATTACAACAAGCAACGCACAATCTTGATAGTCCAAACATCAATGAAAATCACGCAAATATTCAACGTGGCATAAAAGTAGCATTTATGCGTTTGATCGAAAGAGTGTATAAAATTGCAGAACTTCCAAATCCTTTCGAGAAACACGCAGAAGCGTTACTTGCTTCACTAGAAAGTTATACGACAACTTTGCCGCACAACAAAGTAGAACCTACGCAAATAACCATAGAATCAAAAGCGCAGGAGCGCTCACGTCGTGCTAGCTACCCTGTGTGAAAAACGTATATTATATCTCGGTAAAACAACACAACTATTACAAATTCGTTGTCCGTTGTGTAGTAGACTCTTGTGTAGGGCGCAAATTTCAGGTATCATTGAATTGAAATGCTCAAAATGCACAACTGTTGTGCGTATTGAGCCTTTACAAACTTAATTGGCGTTTGTCTCAAGTCATGTGGGTTTGTCTTTGAGAAAACAATTGCGTAAAAAAATGGTTTTTGCGGCGTAACGACCAGCTTACTGTTTCGACAGAGGATTTTTGGCATGTAGATCGTGGTAGGGTGAGCCTGCTTTACGGACCTTGAGAGCCCCTGGAGATACATACAACCAGAGAGGGCCAGGACATAGAGTAGAACCGTCCTGGCCCTTTTTGTTTGTTTCCGTAGTGCGGTGTCGTTTGGGAATCGACAGTTGCCACTACATGTGGAATTTCCCACTTCTGTTTGAAGACCAGATAAGGATGGAAATAATGGCTGAATCCACCATAACTCAATCTACAAGTGGCCAGGCTACGCTTGAACCCACTTTGATTGACCTGGAAACGGGCAGCGATGTGACATCAGAGACACCGGCTGCGGAAACAACTTCCCAGTCTGCAGATAACATCGAAGCAACGCGAAGGGAAAACGTAGAGCTGAGGCGTCAATTGGAACGTCAACGGCAACAAAATTCGGGCGCACAGTCCGAGGCGCGCAAACTTGCCGAGCGTATTGCCCATCTAGAGGGACGTTTGACTGCGACACCGCAAGACCAGCACGCAGCTCAAACAGCTATCAACGCAGGCGCGACTGAAGACCTGACCGAAGATGAGCTGGACGACGCGCTAACAAAATGGCTCAACAACGACAAGTCTGGGCTTACAAAAATCAAAAAAGTGCTCACGTCTCGCTCCGCGCAAGGCGCTACAAGTGCTCAGACACTTACACCGGAAGACGTTGATAAGCTCATCGACGGTAAGCTCACCCGAGTAGGCACGACCTACAATCTCCAAACGATTGTAGGTACACGTCATCCCGACCTGGCAAATCCCGAGAGTGAGCTGACCCAGGCAGTATGGGAACAGTACGACAACTATGCGCAGAATGCAGAGAACAGGCTGCTTTATCCCTCTGATCCGCGTAAAGAAGTCACAATGGTTGGACCTGGGGGCATCACTCGTCAAGTTGACGCTGCTCTTGTGGACAAGTTGTGTCTAGAAATCCGCTCTTCCGGTCTCATTAATGAGGGTCGCAGGCAAGAAGCTCGTGCACAGACGACAGGTACCGTGCAGACAGGTAATGGGCGCACTACGCGACCAAATAACTCACGCAGTGTCGAAGCAATTGAGTTATTGACACCTGGTGAACTAAACCTCTTGCGTGATCCAAAGATACGCAAAGGCTGGCCAAAGCTCCCTACAGAAGACAAAGCTGCGGCAAAGTACCTGTACGACGGACTTTCCGCCGCTGAAAAGAGTAAGCGGCTTGCGGACTATCGGCAAAGAAACGCCACAAGGTAGCAAAAAAATGGGCTCTCCGCGCTTCTCACTAGGTAAAAGCGATCTTGTTAAAATTGGCAAAGGTCTTGGTATCACGCTCGGTGGTTCCGGGCTAGCGTATCTGGGTACTCAGGTCGATTTACTTGGTCAGACAGACTATGCCTGGGCTATACCGCTCGCGTCTGTTTTACTCAATGTAGGACGTAAATGGTTGACGGATACGACAGAAAGTCCATACAAACATGGCACATAGGCAACCGCACCTATACAAAAGAACCAATAATGCTTACAATCCCTGGGAACAGCGTGTTGACTGGCGTTGGTCGTGTTCCGTGTGCGGTTTTCGTGGTATCGACCCAGAATTGACGACTGACCCGGAGCAAGCAGTCTGGTCACAGACGACCACAGGCACGACGTACATCATACCGTCTGGTACACCTATTGAAGACCTGGATACGATAGACAAGAACGTCTTTACGCAAGTTGGTGTCCATGCTGGATGTCCGCACTGTGGAAGCCCGAACTGGGCTTTTGGATCGGCACCAGACCTTATTTGGTAACAGGATAAGTTAGATGAGAATTAACGAGCCCATAAAAACTGCTACAGGCTGGGTGTCCCGTGCACTACCCCTTTCTAAGTGGCGGCGTCCTGACGGGCTAACGAGTTTCCTTGCGGACATGGTTGCCTTACGTAAAACCTTAAGCTTATGCCTGTCCTGTGAGCATAGGATGCCTCGTCACTGGGAAGATCGGTACAATTACCAGAAGGTACGAACTTTTTACATAGACTACGCAACCTGTGACTGGTGCCGACATCCAGATTCTACGACGATGTTTGTGGCAACTGAGGGGGCATACGCTGCCCAAATCCGCACTGAAAAAGCCGCTTTTGAGCGGATTCGCGCTGCTGAACGTGCTGACGATCAACGCACGCGGCAGTATTTAATAGGTGCCTGAAGTAGTGGGAGAAACGAAATGGCACGATCTGTAGGTTCACTGGTTGGATCAAAAGATTACCTGGCCGATTATCTTGTCTCTGCAGCCGTGGTGGTTTCTCAAATTTTGGTACGAGAAGCGACGGCTTCCAATGCCGGAGAAGCAGCGGACCCGTCCGGTACTACTGCAGCCGTCGATTGTCTCGGCTGTGCGACTGACGCGGCGACTTATACGGCGACACCGACACAAAATCCAGGGGCTTTCTGGCCACCGACATCTGGTACACTGGAAAACCTCGTGCGTGTCGAGGTCAATCCTTTTGCCATTTACCGCTTTCCGGTCTCAGGTGGAGCTACAGCAGGCACTGCACTCTCAAATGGCGGTTCTGCTGCAGGGCGCAATATCCTGATTATCTCAACAGCGGGATCAAAAACGGTGCTCACGGCGGCTGGCGTAACGGGCAACGCCGGTAATGCAGACTTCTCGGGGGGTCTGGTCATCGGTCGAACGGGCCAGAACGTAGGTCAGGTTCGTAAGATATCGTCACACGTCGATAATACCTCGAACACGGTTACAGTGGGCTTTCTCAACAATACCGTGGTTGAAGATACCTTTATCTGCGTGCCTTTTGGTCGTTCTGTTCAAAAATTGCAATTTACCTCGAACTTCGTTGAGGCAAACGGGGTCATTGCCACGGGCACAGGAGCCAACTTCCGTGTACTGAATGTCATCTTTGACGAGCAACGTGACCTGGTTTGGGTTGACGCAGTTTCAGGCGATCACATGTTCAATCCGGAATCTGCCTGAGTAAACTATGTTTATTTGACGTATTTATGGTTTTTGAGAAGTACAACACCTGTGATAGTGCTTGTACCTACGTTGTACTTCTCGGCCATCTGTTCGTATGTAGCACCTAGTTCGTACATGCAACGAATGTCTAATACGTCAGATGGTTGTAATATTTTTTCGTAAAGTCCGTCGCGTGCTGCATCAGACGAGTTACCTGCAAAAGTGGTGAGATAGAGATGTTTTGGGTTACAACACGGTTTGTTATTACACGTATGGCAGACTTGCAAATCATCAGGTATAGGGCCTTTGAACAGCTCATACGAAACACGGTGCATACGATAATGTTGATATTGAAACAAACCTTGGCCGTAGGTCTTTTTACCGTAGTCGTTGGTAAAAAGCGCTCCGGTCCAGTTCCAGCACACGTCTGGGCTCAAATCTCGGGGTGTATAGCGCCAGAAATACTCTTCAAGAGTTTCAGCACGCTTTGTGACACCTTTTACAGTACGGCGACAATCTTTACAAAGTGGCTGGTACTCGTTTTTCTTTTTATGAAAGGACGAAAGAGGCAATTCTTGCAGACATCGTTTGCAGGTTTTCATACAAACCCTCTGAGTTCGGGTGCTGAGTATGTAGTATGCGGCAACCTACACTCAGAATAGGCTTTCGGGCTGCAGACCCTAGCCGCACAGCGAGTATAGCACGGTCACACGTACTGTACACTAAGAAAGGATAGCAGTAATGGCAGATATTATGGACGTTGGTTCTTTTCAGACGTTACTAGACAGACGGTACAGAGAGATCTATGATGAGCAGATGGCGTCTACCGTCGATCAACTTCCAATGTTCTTCGGCATGGAAGATTCTGATTCTTTCGAGGAACGGCGTGCTTCAATCGGTGAGTTGCCTATCTGGACGGCTTTCGGGGGCAACCTCACTTACACGCGGTTCTACGAGCAGTACAATGCTGTGGCCACCCATATTGAATTTCACCAGGCCATGCGCTGGACACGCCGTATGATGGACGACGACCAGACTGGCATCATGCGCGGGGATCGTTACCGGAAAATGGTGGACTCTGCTATTATCACACGCCAGGTCCACGGCGCACGGCTCTGGAACTTCATGGCATCGAACGATACCTATTTCTACAACCGCTCAGAAGCAGTGCCTATCGCGTCTGCCTCACATACGACTCGTACTCCCGGCGTTTCAACGGCAGTGGGCTTCAATAACGTGACTACAGCGGAACTGGCTCCTACCTCTTTTCGTGCCGAACGGCAGAAGATGCGCCGTTTCTCCAACGATCAGGGCTATATTGCCAACGTCATTCCAGACACGCTCGTAGTACCGATTGAGCTTGAACAGCGCGGTATGGAAATTCTCTACTCGCCTGGAGACCCGGACAACGCCCGGCGTACCATGAACCCGGAAGCCAATACAGCGAAGATCTTGGTGCCGCTCTACATGACTTCTACTACGCAGTGGGGTCTGGTCAACGACCGCATGATGAAAGAAAACAGTGTCTGGTTCGACCATACGAAAGCCGATTTCAAGAGTGTAGTTGATTTCGAGACCTTTCAACTCAAGGTATCGGGCTATATGCGCTATTCCTTTTTGGTGTTTGGCTGGAGGTGGGTTTGACTGGAGTACAGCGTAATTCAAACAGTTAACGGCTGTTTGATGGCTTGAAATAGTTGATTCTTTGGTCGTGCAATAGTTAAAAGTAGGGGTTGTATGGGACATGGTACCGCATTTCTATGCTTTTTTGCATTGCACGATCTGCATGCGGGTACGATGTTATGTAGCGTATGTGAACCTCCTTTTGATAAAGGTGTAATATGTTCAATTTCTAGTTTAGTAAAAGGTTGTTCACAATAAGCACAACAATGTTGAAAAGCATTTTGTACTTCGATCCATTGCTCCGGTGTAAAATCGCAAATAGGTGCATTGAGTTTTGCGGCTCTACGTCGATGAGCAGCACGTAAAGTTAAATCTGGGCGATTTTTGAGGCGTATCAATGCTTGTGCATTTAAATGTTCTCGATGTTTTTCTCTGTAGGCTACGGCACGTTCACGTTGTTCTTTGTTAATTTTTTCACGATGCGTTGCTTTATATGCAAGATTTCGTTCACGTTTTAGCTCTGGGTTTTTGATAGCTTGACGTTGCATATACTCAACGTTATGCTGTTTTTTCGCAACCAGAGAGCAAACAGATGAGCAGTAATATTGTCGGGGGTATGTAGGTGAAAATTCAGATTGACACGAGTTGAGTTTGCAGATTTTCATAGGCACCTCGTGATAGGTGAGAGAGTGTCGTCGGGCTTTTGTCGATCACGCGACAAAATTTAGGCTAGCAAGGCCAACCCGACGTTGTTAGTATAACATAGTGGAGGATTTTTGCGATGAAATCGCTCGGTACCTGTCACAAAATGCCTCAGTTCAAAGGCATGCAAGGTGGCACGCATGTGCTACCAAACGTACCTTTTCAGGATGCAATCTCGGGTAGTGCATCGAACATGTCTACCAAACCGAACACGAAATCCATGCAAGGTCATCGGTCCAGGGCGACGACTGGCAGCAAAGAGTACAAGGGATAAGGGCACAGCACACGTATGTTAGTATCAGAACAATCTTTGACCGTTCCAGAACTGGCAAAGCAGACGTACCTTCGTCCTGAGCAGCGGCAAGACCTTGAACGGTCAAGAGCAGAGATTCACGCTATTCTCAGTGATCCTCATTTGCGAGCTGTCGCTGACGAAGAAGCCTTACAGAAACAGCTTGACCGTGAAACCGAATTGCTGGAAAGGGGCACGCCACCTGAGTATGATACCCAGACAAAGAACAAGCTGTTTCGTTCTGCGAAAGTCCTGGAAGCTGACATTCAAAGCACCATGCTTACCAGAGACGAGATGGAACGGCCTATTCCGAGTAACATTGATAAGTACATGCGTTGGCATTATGGCCCCTATAACGGCGATCAAAAGATGGCCGCGTTGCGGACTATCAAGCAGATTCTTGACCCTAACAACGCAGAGCCGCATTTTCTCTCTCTCGCCGGGATCAGGGACGGTGTTGATGAAAATCACCGGGTCAATTTGCCAGTATACCGTGATAACTACGAGAAGATTCAATGGGAAGAGGTTGTAGAAGAGAACCTTATCCGAGATATGGACACACAGGAGTATCAAAAATTTCTCGAATTTAAGGTACTGGACTGGTCTAAAGTCTCAATTTGTAAAGAAATGAGTTGGTCATCAAAACAATATGAAGCTGCGTTGATAAAGTTGCGGATTGCACATGGTATGACACCTGTCGTGGAGTCCACTAAGACCAACGAACCTTTTGACGACGCGCCTGGTACACCATCAGGGCATTCTGACTGGCCAAAAAGCGAGTTAAAGGCCATTGACGTACCTGTTACCACATTTTGTAAAGAATGGGGCGAAAGTACAGGGCACTTTTACGATTATATCCGTAAGGGTGAGTGGCCAGAACGTTCAAGGATCAACGCCGTAAAAGCCCTGGAACGTCTCCAGGTCACGCATGATGCGAAAGCTAAGACTGAGCCTGTGTACGGTTCTCTGTACGCAGAGCCGGTAGACGATAGCGACGTAGAGCTTGCAAATTTGTAAAGCCTGCAAAGAAAGGTTCAAATTATGACACTGACAGCCTATCCTGGTCTTCTTGCTGGTTTCGGTGCCCCATACCTTAATGTTTCTCCTGTGCTTACGACAGGAAAAGTGTTCTTTGTGGATTCGAGCACGGGTAAGTCCGGCAACACAGGTGACGACTCCCTACGGCCAATGGCCACACTTGCCCAGGCGCTTGCGAAGACACGCGCTAGCAAAGGTGACTACGTTATTTGTATGCCAGGACACGCTGAAACGACCAGCGCCATTGCGATGAGCAAAGCCGGAGTGCGTGTCATTGGTATGGGTATCGGGCGCAATCGTCCGACATTCACCTCTGACGCGACAGCGGCCGATGTCATCAACGTCACAGCGGCAAATTGCATGCTTGAAAATATTCGCGTCGTCGGTGCGGCGTCTAACTGCACAGCACTGGTTGACCTGAGTAGCGCTGCTACTGATTTTATCGCAAATCGTTGCCAGTTCGACCAGGCCGCTACACCGCTTGCAGGTCTTACTATTTCGGGAGACAGGTTTCAGCTCATTGATTGCACCTGGATGGGAACGGCGAACGGGCCTGACCGCTGTGTGGACCTGGAAGCGCATCTAACGGATTGGCAGATTATACGTCCTCGGGCGCTCTTTGGTGCTTTCGGACTTGATAATGATTTCATACGCTCCGCAGCAGATGCCCAGGTAGGTTATGTGATCGAAGACGCTTTGCTTGTGGGACTTGATACTCTACTTGTTAATTTCGCTTCTTCGACCGCTACACCGCCCGATGGTTTCTTTGCGAGTGGTCGCGTGATGACCTCAGCACCAATTGTATCTATTGAAACTATCGTAGCTGCGGGGACCAGTCTTGGTATGGCATTTGGCACGATTTATGCGACGGATATTGTGCAAACACGTGGTGGACAGATTCCCTTGACCAGTGCATCATAAGCCAACAAAAGGAGCGCTTGTGCAATTAAAGTTGGCTGTATGTACACCCTGGTCTAGTCCTTTTATGTTCACCAGATATGTCGATGCTCAATTGAACCTGCAATATCCAGAGGGTTATGACGTACGTTTCTTCCGGGGGCAGGGTTGGTGCCCTGCCCGTCGCCATATTGACATGTGCGAGAAAGCCTTGAACTGGGGTGCAGACCTTATCTGTATCACGGGTGCCGATCAGGAACACCCTGAAGATATGCTACAAAGACTTGTAGCTCGGTTCAACGAAGGCTACGAGGTCATCTCTGCACTTGTACCCGCTCGCGGCTATGTCGGTTGGCAGGACATGCAGCCTTTCCAACGTATGGCCTGGCGCTTCAAAAAGCGCCCATCCAATTCTCTCTCCCTGTGCAATGCTCTTACGCAGGAGAACCCGGACGTTGAGGTTATTAACCCGGCAGATGGCGACGTGCAAGAAATTAACTTCATAGGCTCCGGTGTACTTATGTTTCACCGTGACCACCTCTTGAGTCTCAAGCAACCGTGGTTCAGTGAGACTTTTAACCCAAATACCATGGAACGTCTCGCCTGTATGGACACAGGGTTCGTGTGGCGACTTCAGACCGAAGCCTGGGCACATGTCTATGTGGACACAACCATAGAAGTGCATCATGACCACATCTTTTCTATTGACCACACCTATTCTGAACGCTTTGCCGATTGGGCAAAACCGGGTACAGGTGATCCCGCTGTGTGCATCTTCCCCAGGGAGAATTTACCGTGACACAAGACGAGTTCAAGAAACTGAGTCGTGGCGACATTATCAAGGATCACAACGGTAACTCTTTCATGGTCATAGACGCGCACAACGGTTACGTTTCTGGCGTGCCTGTTATTTGCGACGAAGACGCCGATATGTGGAAACTTGCCGTAAAAGGTGTACAAGATGGCACGAAAACTCAGCTTCAAACAGGGCACAATAGCTCGCAAAGCTCGGGGCAAGTTAGCAGAGAACCTGAAAAGTCAAGGGGTAGAGCCTGATTCGGCCTTTGCACAGGCAACTGCTATCACAAAACGTGCTTCGTCTAGTGGCCAGAAACGTTTGGCGAAACATGGCATAAGTAAAAAGAAAAAGGGCAAGAAATGAAAAAGGGCATGAAGCACTCTAAAACGGGCACGAGCCAGGTACCAGGCGCCGTGTCTGATCCAGAAGAGGCAATGAACTCGGAAATGAGCAAGAAAAAAATGTCCAAAAAGGGCATGGTGCGTAAAAAATCGAAAGGATACTGACGTGCACCCGGCAACAGAACAAGTTTTGAAGTATTTCTCTTTTGCGCACCTCAAACTGGAAATGCCAAAAACATGACCTGGCACATGACATGGTTGCGGAGGTCGGAGAAGGCCCCGAAGTCACCGTAGGGCTTCGCAAACTGCTTGAGGCAAAGAACGCTTTGTCCGTGCCACATTGCCGTAGTATACAGGAGTAGTGTTCCATGACCTTACCATATGCGTTCCAAGAGGATTTTGAGCAAGGAACTTTGGGAAATTTCAATTCGGAGACTGATACTGAAAGTAAGTTGTCAGTCGAGCACTACTCAGTCACAGCGAAACTGCCTTTCGTCGATTCAGTACCCTATAGGGGCGCGTATGCCGCGCTTATTGACCTGGCACTAGGTACTGCTGATGCTTATTACCAGGAAGATGACGGCTTCGATGTCGCGGCGAACACGGCTGCAGCAGCGCGTTTCTTTTTCTGGTTAAGCTCTGACCTGGTTATGGCAGCATCCGACACCTTTGACCTTTTTCGCTGGCAGTCGGCTGGTCCTACAACGGAATTTAGCGCCAATATTCAAAACAACGCTGGAGTTATTACCTTTCGCGCCGGTGACGGCGGAGCGGGTACTTTCCGCACGAGTCCTATTACCCTCAATACCTGGCACTGCGCCGAACTTGTTATCAACACGGGCACAGGTGTCAACGCCACATGCACGGTCTTTCTCGATAACTACCAACTTGGTGCACAAATTACAGGTATCACCTGTGCAGCTCTCACGCAAGCCTGGTTGGGGTCTATCGGTATCGACGCGGGAACGACTCGGGGACGGATTCTTCTTGACCAGGTTGTCTGCGATGATACGAGGATAGGTGCTTTTACTAAGCGCTTTGACATGACGCGCATTGCTACAAAATCAGGGCACGTGCTCCTCGGCCCTGGGTCGGCGCTTGAAGCTGACATCATTCTCAGTGCCGCGATGGATGAAACCATGACCATGTGGGACACGGACACTGCCGATACTTCTGATCTGAGTCGCCGCGTACTTATGTACCAGGCGTTTCGTCCCATTTTCGTGCAGCGTGGACTCTATGTCGTACTTGCAGGAACAAATCCCATCGGTGTCATCAAATTTAGGGATGCACTAGACATGAGTGAGGGCGGAATAAAGAATCTCGGAGTAAGACATCCATGAATAGACTAATTACTGCCTTACTTATTACGTTACTCTCGGTTACTTCGCTCTGTGCTCAGGTGCCGCGTCCACCTTTCAGTGGCGGCGGGAGTGGGCTTCCTGCTGGCGCCACTGGTACCCTGCAATGTAACGGCGGCTCGGGGCTGTTTGCGGCGGCGACCTCGTGTACGTTCAGTACGTCGCTCACGGGACCGTTAGTCGTGGGCGGAACGGGCGCCACGGCCTCGCTGACCTTGCGCAGCACCAGCGGCACGGGCACGACGGACGCGGTCTTTGTGCAGACGGGCACAGACGGCGATGAGCCGACGCTTACGGCAAAACAGGCTGGGGTGACGATTAACGGCACCACCGTTGCGAACCCGTTGACGGTCAATACCACGGATGGGTCCACGCAGTTTGTAGTAGGGTCTACGCTCGCGGCTGATGAGTACCCAGAAATGCGGGCAGGCGCGACGGGGGTTGGAGCCACGATCACCGCTGGCACGACGCTGGGGACGGCGGATGTGAATTTGACCCTCGCTGGCAGGGGGGCAGGCTCGCTGGATTGGGGCAACGGGGACTTTCTGACACCGATCCTGCGGATTCGGAGTGTTGGCACAGCACAAGCAGCTTTTCCTACCGTTACCCGTGTCCTCGATTCAGGTTCGCGTGTGTCTCTGCAGCTGTTACCGGGCACGAATGGGGGTATTTTTACACGGATTACTGGGGGGACGCCCGCTGGCGAAGCGATCGGCCTGGGCGCGGTTGATTTGCAACTGCCTTCTTGTACGTACATTGCTGCACGAATTGCGAGTGGGACGAATTCTTTTACTGCAAATTGCCAAAATAGTGCAACAGGAATATATAGTGCAGCATTTGGGCAATCAAATACGGCGACGGGGCAAGCCGCCTTCGGCACGGGAACGGGCAATTCGATTGGTGGACTTAACAGTGTAGGTATGGGGGCTGCTGGCTCTGATTTCTCAACACGCAATACGTTTTTTCAGGGAACGGGGAGTTTTGGTGGTGCTGGGGGAGAGGCACAGTATCGTTTAGGAACATTTCGCGCGAATATCACCGCCACGACCGCCACGCGTCTGACGACGGATGCAGCAGCAGCCGGCGCAGGCACCACGCCGTTTACGTTGAACGCGAATAATCGCGGGGCATTGATTGATCGGTGTATCATCTCCGTGTGTAATCCAGCGGCGTGTCATACGGATTGGGCCACGTACAGCTACGGGCCTGCCCGCGCCACGCGGAATGGCGGGGGTACGTATAGCCTGAGCAATACGACTGTTACGCTGATCGAATCAGCAGGCACACTGGGCACGCTGGCCGTGACTGCGGCGGCAGACGATACGAATAAATCACTCAACCTCTCAGTCACGGCGTCTGACGATGCCAATTGGTATGCCGTCGCGTCGTGCTGGGGCATTGATATTAAGGGGACATAATCTATGCGCGGATGGAGGAGAGTGCTCAGTCTGCTGATCCTCTGGGGGACGGTGTCGTCGTCTTCCGCGCTCACGAACGCGAAGATTGGTGTAGTGTATTGGCCTGCATTTGGCACTCCGACAGGCTATCCCTATGCGCAAGCAGCCCTCGGTCCTGCGGACTATTATCAATATGCGCCGTGGTATTGTGTCCAAACAACGCCCATCGAAACCCAGTGTACGCAGACGCAGGCGGATATGGACCTCGAAATCCAACTGGCAGCGGCCAGCGGTTTTACGCATTTTGGCTTTGTCTGGTATGATAGCCGTGCCGCCACAGGGGGTCCGGGGAGTGGCGCGGCCTTTGCGGCGCTCCAAACCTCCTATGGCCTCTATCAGTCGAGTGCGCGCACCGATACCCAGTGGGCGGCGATTATTATTCCGGGGTATCTCGGGGCAACCGATTTCGGCAGCTCGGACGTCAACTGGCATGCCAACGTGGAAGCGATTGTTGATCTTTTTGCGCAGGCCCGCTATGAAAAAGTGCTCACGACACGTCCATTGCTCTATATCTATTACGTGGCGGCGAATATCGCTACCTATTTTAATGGCTCGACGGCGAATATGGGGGTGGCGATTGATTATTTGCGCGTGCGTTCCATCGCGCGTGGCTATGGAGACCCCTATGTCGTCTTTATGGCCCACGCAACGGGTGCGACGGGGCATACCCTTGTGGATGCCGCCAATGCTGATGCCCTTGGCGCGTATAACTATCGGCGCTTTGCGGCCAGTGTGGCTGCGCCGAAGACGTATGCCGATCTTGATAGTCAGGTCCAGACCTTTTGGACCACGATGGAGAGTGGGGGAGACCCTACGGTACCGATTCTCCAATTTGCCTCAACTTCTGTGGCGCGATTGCATCGGGTACCTCCTGCTGAGGCCGGTGGACTTTTTCAAAATTTTGGGGTGAATCTCAATTGGGGCGTGGGCACGCCTGCCGCCATGGCGGCAGGGCAAGCGACAGCGATTGGGGCGTACATTGATGCGAACCCTACGGTGGTTGTCTGCCAGTGCTTCCTCGTCTACTCCTGGTCGGAATGCGACGAAGGGTATCCGTGTCTGATGCCACACGTTGAGGCGCCTCCCTTGAGCAATCCGCCCTATACGCCTGGGGCGAGTAGCGGCCTCACCACGATTCTCAACGCGCTCGCGCCGGTGTTGTATCCCTATACGCAACCTTGAGGAGACACGCATGCAACGGTGGAGACAGTGGTGGACATCGACGCCGGGCCTGATGCTGATGACGTCCGGGCTCTTGGGGCTGCTCTGGGCGGTGCCGCTCGTCGCGCAGCAAGCCCAGCCAGTTCAGCCGCGCTGTGAAGATCGGCTCGCCGTGGCCCAGGACATGCGGGGCATGCAGGAAATCTATGCCATCCAATACCTGTCGCAGTGGCGGGCGGAGCAACAGGCACATGCGGCAACGAAGCAAGAACTCAACAATCTTAAAAAAGAACAAATCAACTCAGTAAAAGAACAGGTGAGCTTGAAAGATGGTCAAGAGTAAGGTTACGAAAAAGGAGCAGCGGCTTTGAGTTGTGAATACTGCGGCGACACTCATATTGACCGGGATAGCCAGGCAGGGCGTGTTATCGCCCTTGTTGATACCATAGGTGAGCTGTGTGACTTTTTGGTACGTGAGGTCAAGATAGACATGGATGACCTTGAACAGGTTGAAGCCCTAAAAAATTTGTACTTTACGCACGGCTTCAGTCACATAGCGTCAAGCGCTTTTATTGCACAGGCTGAAGCTCTGCTTGCAAAAAAGGATGACTGATGCAAATAACGGAGCTGGTCAGTGAAATTAAGCCGCGTTTGCAGCGCCTAAAGCTCGTTGATCCCCAAACTGGGTACTTTGACGAGGATGAGGTGGTAGACTACGTTTTGACGGCGATTCGTTATCTCAAGAATCGTTACCAGCTTCAACATTTTCTTGAAATAGACCGGGAACTTTTTCGCACGGTAGCTAGCCTGGAAACTTACGAGATACCACCCAACTACGGTTTCTGGGCGCCGGAGCAGACGCGCAAGTCCGGTATATCGGTACGGGAAACTTCGAGCTTTGAGCAGATAACGAATCTCGAATACCAAGACCCTGCGAGGTATAATCTCTACAGGTCGTCTACAACGTCTAGACCTGCACGTTTTACGGTAGCCAACAATCTTTTTTATCTGCAACCGATACCGGATACCGTGTATATTATTGAAGGTATCGTACGTCCTTTGCAGGCAGGAGACGAAGTACCAGAGCCGTATGTTCTCTCTGTGCAAATTGAAACGCTCTGGCGTATGGCCTGTGACCAGGAAAAGGCTACACAGGTTTTAAACGAGGAACGTACTCAGGTACTTCGGACTATTGTAAATAATGAAAAAAGATTTAGGCAAAAGTTCTACACATCAAGGGAAAGAATTGGCTGGGGCAATAGGCGAGGGCGCTATGGGCGTTAGTTTATGGTGAAATATTCAGATTTACTAGATATAATGGAACAGCGAGCTGAACGCCTGGGTCTGCTCACAACGGCAGACCAGAAAGTAGATACTGTTGAACTAGAAATTTATCTCTTTCAGGGTTTACTTGACATCTTAGAAGTTGCAGACATACCAGATTATACGGCCTACAATGGCACTTTTACCATAACAGAGGCAGGAAATCCGTCATACCCAGTTCCAGATGTCTTTGGAAGGCTCTTACTTCCCAGGGTCAAAAATCGTCGAGGCTTTTATCTTTTTGATGGTCTACGGAACAATGATCTTGAATATGTTGAGCCTAATAGCCTGATGCGTCAACTTGGTGCACCAAATAAGAAACCAACTCAATTTACCGTAGCAAGCAGGTCTCTCTGGCTTTCACCAACCCCAGACACGACCTACACTGTGCGGGCGACCTATGTCATTAAAGCAGAGCGTCCAAGTTTGGATGATGACGTACTTTTGTCATATCCGACCGCGCTTATAGACTGCGCTCTGTGGAGACAGGCAACCGATATGGGTAAGCAGGTACCTGCGCTCACAGCAGCACGTCAGGAATCCATAGCAAAACTTTTAGGTGGGACAAGGTAATGACAAAACTCAATTCAAGTTTTATCGACAGTGCTGACTACGATCTTGCTGCAGAGCGCCTGGTCGTCATACTTAAAAGCGGTGTACGTTATGCCTACGAAGGGGTATCACAGGAACTTGCTAACGGGCTCATGCGTGCCGAATCGCCGGGTACCTATTTTCAACAGGTCATTAAGCCGCAATTTAGTGGCGTGAAAGACGAGGACTAATATGGCGGGTGTGGCTCGGGCGATGGCCAAACTTACGGTGAGCGGGGAACTTGGTGATGTCGGTTTACCTACAATGCAATCGGCAGAATCGGTAACAAATTGGTTCGGTCCAACAACTGTCGAAATCGCTACTGGAGTATCGGAGCAGTCAATTGTAGTTATAGGTACGCAGGGTCTTACAACGATAACAGACTTCCAGATTACATCTGACCAGGCAATCAGTGTCACTTACGGCTTGGCGGGAAATAATGTACCTGTGCCTCTCGGGGCTAACAAATTTCACCTGATAGCTGGAACAAGTCTTACAGCGCTGTCGATCACAAATGTTTCGGGAAACACCGCAAAAGTAACTTACTTTGTCGCGGGTGCATAACGTGCCTGATTATAATAAGTACACACCGGGGTCGATCAAGCGTGATGGGTACTGCAGTGATTGTGGACAGCGCGGTTGGCATCATGCTAGCTATTGTGCATTTAATCCTACAAGACAAAAAGCTGTTGCTGCTCAATTAGAAAAAGCAAAAATGGACATGCGCTTTATAGACTTGTGGAATGTAATTGATTACCTTAAAAAAGAAATTAAAGAACTTAAGTTAGAAATTTCAAAACTTAAAGCATAAATAACATGGACACAGCACAGCTTGCACAGCTTGTCTCACTTAAACTTGGCGAGCAGACAGCGTTCTACCCCACAGAGGAAATTATTAGGGGTGGGTTGAACCCTGCACAACGTTTGCTGTGTCTGGTCTATCCTCAACTTCTCTCTCAGCGCTTTGTCTACACGGCTTCGACCGAAGTACCTTTTATTGACCTGCGGACCTTATTGGACGGTAGTGGTAATCTCGTAGGAAATCGCATACGCAAGATTAGGCGGGTTATCCTCGGGGATATAAGTGGAGATACGCCACTTAACAGTACCACGACCGGAGAGTTCACAAGACTCAGACCTACATCAGTGTTTGCTCTCGCGTCACAAAGAGATTGGATGGCGCAACGTGGTGAAGTTCGTAAATATTGGATGTGGGGCGATGTCTGGCTTGGCATCTACAAAAGGCCAGTAGTCGATACGACCATCACACTAGTCTTTGACGCGCTTCCACTGCAACTTTCTATAGATGCACTGAGCGCCATGCCGAGTATTGATGAAGTCTATCACGCGGTCATTGCCGAAATAGCCACAGGGCTTTTACTCATTAAAGAAGGCAATCCGCAGGGAAATTTGGGTCTTCAACGTGTCGTGCAGGCGTTGAATCTCCAACAACAGGAAGCTATAGCGTGACAACCGTAGCCGAACAGGTAGAACGTATTCAATGGCTCTTACAAGACACTGACACTACGCCCACGAAAATTGCACAGGTTATCACGGCAGAGCAGGAATCCGCTCAATATTTGGCGAGGCTCAAGAGCTTTACCCAAATTACCTGGGTCAATGCCATAACGAATCAGGCACGCTATACCCTATCAGATAATAACTCCATAGACTATGTGCTATACAATGAGCGCGTGTTACGCTATGCGACGGAAGAGACACTAGACCGTACACAGCGCAAGTGGGAAGGGGAAGCGGGTGAACCACACTATTGGACAACCAACAATCAAAGTCCCAATACTGTGCGTATAGTGCCCGCGCCCCAACGAACCGGAAGCACCGTACCTGTGTTTCCATCGCCGCTCATTATGCCCATGATAGATAACCTGGTGATCTTCACGACTGACGACATTTCAGCGCAAATGGACGACGTGTCAGACGTACTACCGACTTTGGCTTCCTGGGACGATGTACTTGTCTGGCGGACAGCACGCATGCTTGCTGAGAGAGAAACGACCGTGCAAAATTTGCCGGTTGCCGCGCTCTGTAAGCAGTTAGAAGACCTCTGGATAACGCAGATGCGGAAGGAGTAGTGGCTACGTTGTCTCGTAGCCTGTCGCGCCTCTTTGCCTTTTGCGGTTCTTTCGACCATGGCTAACTCTTTTGCCATGTCAAAGGTAACAAAGTATTCTATAGTACGAACTGGTCCCTGGTCAAAATTGACCGTAGTAAAATCGCAGCCTTCCTCAAATGAGAATGTAGAACCTTCCTTGTCTATAGAGCATCGTGGTGTTATTAGTGCACGCCTGACGTGGCAAAGTGCTTTTGATAGACCATCTCAAGAACATCTTCGTCGTAGGTATGTATCGTCTTCCAGCTTCCATCTGCATTTTTGAAACGTCGGTCAGGTGCGCTACCGATAGGACGCCCGAGTTCTTTTGAAAGTTTGGTCGCCAATTTGCCGAATAGTATCTCGTTAGCTGGGCTACCGACAGAACGTTCATGCTTGAAAAGGTGCTGGATGACGGTTAAAGGTATTGGGGCTGCAAGCTGAGGTTGTGGTGCGGCGATTTGTGTCGCTTCATACTCCGCTTGTACCGCTAGGGTGGCATCGAAGAGCTCTTGCGCCATCTGTGTACGGATGAGCCGGTGCGTAAGACGGAGTTGCTTCAGGTGCTGCTCGGCAGGAGTGAGTACCTTGGGGGTGCGGAGCTTTTTGGTGGGTTTTGCTCCTGTTTGCATCCACTGCATGACCAGTTTCGAGACGAAAACTGCGAATTGCGGTGAGCACCACTGTGCAAGGTTAATGGCAACCAGAGGGTGTACCCAGGTTCCTTGTTGTACTACGTGAATTCCTTGTAAGGTATTGATAAGTTCTGTTAAGGGAATTCCCGTTTCTGCGTTAAGGACATTTAAAAAGTCCTGAGTAGATTGTAGACGTCTGTAGTCGTGGAATTGCTTCCCTGTTGCTTTACAACACGCTGTTGCGTCCATGTAGCCGTCAAGACTACGTTGTTGGATGGGTGTGTCGTTGAAGGTGTGTATTGCGAGTTGATTGGACATTTTGTCTGACATCCTTGCTAGTAGGATAGAAGAACGGGCTACTGACTCTCGTCTAGCGCCAAGAGCTTACCCTGTTGCAACAGAGGCAGCCCGCTTTTTATGAAATGTGCGTGGCCCTCGTTGAGATGCGAGGTCGTCAGTGGGTTATAAGGCCGCTCTAGCCAAGCAGGGAGTATATCACAGAGCGTTCTTTCGTGCTATAATTGCTCCAAGCGCGTCCCACGTAACCCAAAAGAAAGCTATTCTCCCATGCCCAAGCAATCCTTTGGCACGCCACAAATACAAGGCAATACTCCAGCCGAACTGCGTCAGTCTGTACAATTTTGGTTTCAACAGGTATATAATCATCTTGACCGTATGTCAGGGTTACGTGGAACTCCGACGATTTACGCCGACCTCGACGCCAATGGCATGACCATAACCAACGTGAGAGACGCCCAGAACCCCACTGACCTGGTGCCCAAGAAGCAGACACTTACCCTGACCATGAACCCTGAAAATAGTATGATGCAATTCGATGCGCAGGGGATAGGAATTTTTAACGGCTCACCGGGCGATCATCCAGCGGACCTGGTAACTTTGCAGCAGCTTCGGGATGAATTAGCAGCAGGCTTGTCTGTGGGTGGATTAGGTGCGTCTTTCGTTACAGTAAACACAGAGCCCCTACTACCAAACGAACGCTCCGTCGCTGTGCAGCCGGGTGTCTTGTTGCTTACAGATGGTGGTGCAGGTTCCACACTTACCTGGTCCGTAGTCAACAACGGCATTGGTGATACGCAACTCCGACAGGGCGCAGCAACCTCGCTCGTAGGTCGATCAGCGAATAGTATTGGCAACCTTGCTGATATTGCTGCGTCAGCTAACGGGCAAGTCTTACGTCGTGCTGCTAACGCTTTGAGCTTCGGTCCTGTAGACCTCACCGATGGTACCAATGCGGTGACCGGGGCACTGGCTATAGCAAACGGCGGTACGGGGCAGACGGCGCAGACTGCTGCGTTTAACGCGCTTGATCCATTGACAACCAAAGGTGATGTTATTGCGCACGACGGCACAAACAGCATACGAGTCGCGGTAGGAACAAATGGTCAGCTTCTTGTGGCAGATTCTGCAGCGACACCGGGTCTTGCTTGGAAGGGTACCGTACAAGCGTATACACCTACAAATGTCACAACAGATCGTGCTTTCGATGCAGATACTGTGGTTGTGGCAGAATTGGCCGATGTGGTTGGTACTCTAATAAATGATCTAAAAACTTTTGGTATACTTACATGATTGGACTTAATGAAATTGTACAATTATGTATGGATTTAGTAAAACGTGCAGAAATAGCAGAAGCGCGGGTAGTTGAGCTAGAAAAACTTTACGAACATACTAATAGTCAGTTAGGACTGGTTCAACAGGATTTTGATACATATAAGCGGCAACATAACCAGGGATATTGTAATCGTACAGGTTAAACCATGCCATTCCAACCCTTCCGATTAACGCGCTGGACGCGGGGCTCTACGCTCATTTCAGAACCCGATTTGATCCCAGATGAGTCACTACGTCTGGCAACCAATGTCAGGCTTGATCGCACGCTGGGTATAATTGAGGCGCGTCCAGGGTGGTCCGTAAAAACGGCTGCTGTTCTAGGTGCATCTATTTCCTATCTTTCGCGCCTTTTCACCACGGTTGCGACCTATGGCTACGCACAGGCAAGTACAACGTTATACCGTCTTACGTCGGCCTGGGCAACGCCAACAGCTATAAGCACACCAGGAACGTCTGTCCTCTCAGATGCCAATAGCCCGGACGGTAATGGTAACCTGCTTAAGTATTTCGTCAACGGCTCTGTGGCCATTAAGGACAGCGGTGCTCTTACAACGACTATGGGCATTGCACCGCCTACCGCTGCGCCAACTACCGCTGCACTTGCAACTGACCTTTCGACAACGATTGACGCAATGGACGCCGCTGCGAGTTGGACTGGGACAAATCTCAGTGCTGGGCCATCGAATGACACAACAGAGTACCAAGAAAACGGTAATAGTGTTACTTTCACTATCGCAGCATCTACTTTCGGGTCTATCGCTCAGTTTTTAGGTGCCGCAGTCAACCTGGACGTGCTGACAGGCGGCGATGCGACGGTCAAGGACGATGACTATATTCACCTGTGGATAAGGGTAGATCGTCCAGAACGCCTGACCTTTGTCCAAATTGACGTAGATATTGATTCAACAAGTACCGCTGTAGCTGATTCTTTTAGACACAACTACTACACAGTGCGTCTTGGTGCCCAGGTAACTCTGAACCAGGGAATTAACACCTGGACGAAGTTACAGGTACGTAAAGCATCTTTTGCCCGTATAGGTTCGGATGCCACCCGGAGTTGGGTCAATGCGCGGGGCTTTCGTCTCGGGTTCCTTACCAACACGCAAGGGATTGTGGTCGTTAATGTGGACGATTTCAAGCTCCGTGGTGGTGTGGGCATGGAAGGTGATATTGAGTACACGGTCACGTACCGAAACTCCGTGACCGATGCACGTGGCAATCCACCTAAAGCTGTCGATGGTGTTGTGCTCTATACAACAGCAATCGCAACGAACCGCCAGAGAATTAACCTCACAACGACTAACGTTATTCAGGGTGGCGCGAATCACCCAGGTGATACCCAGATTGACACTTTACAAATTTGGAGACGAGGCGGCGCTTTTTCTACGGCAGTCCTTGTTGATGAAATCGCGGACACTACCGCAAGTCCGTACCTCGATAACAATTCAGACAGTACCCTTGTCCTGACAAACAAGCTCCTTGAAACCGACAACGACATCCCACCTGCAGGGACAACTCGCGTTCTCTTCGGTCCTGACGCTACAGGCCATTTTTTCATGATCGTAGATGGTTACAGGCTCTATATCTCGAAAGGGTACGAAGACGGAGAGAACCGTGTTGAAAATTGGCCTGCTCTGGGTTTTGCAATCATTGGAGATGGGTCAACCCGCGCTGTCACTGGAGCCGCCACCAGTACGCAAATTCGGGTGTGGACGACAGAACGGACGTACAACGTCGTTGGTGTCGGGCAAGATGTATTCTTGCCAGTCGTCATTGAGGGTTCGCGTGGAGCCGTGGGGCAGTTTGCGGTTGCCGCTGGAGATGGCGTCTTCTTCTTCGTTGCTCAAGATGGTATCTACAGCGATGTTGGAGGACAGCAGTCCAAACTGACGAGTGCCATTGATCCTTTTTTCCAGGGACTTACTGTCGAAGGTTTTGTTGGACTGGGCACACCCCCCGCAACAACCCGACTGGCCTTTCTACACCAACCCAAAGGTTCTTTGCTCCTTATGACTCACGCAAACGGTTATTTGGTGCTTAAGCCCAATTTACAGAATGCCCAGCTAACGGAATGTTTCTTCTGCACGAGTGCTGTAACAAATCTTAACGCACTTTATACTGATACAATAAATCTGGAGCTGTTAGCTGGAGCTACAAACGGACACGTTTACAAAATAGAAGACGAAGCGAGTTACAATGACGCCGGAACGGCTCTGGCTATCCGGGTCAGAACAAAGTCCTACGATCTTGGGCAGCCTCAACATGGTAAATTTGTATCTTCTGTAGAGTTAGAGGGACAAACGAACTCACAAGTGCTATCCTTAAGTGCGTACTACGACCGCGCAGCGACAAGCGAAGTCCTGGGAAACGTGACCACGATCACAGAAACGGCTCTGGTGCAAATTCCTACAGCGAACCCGGAGACTTCCAGGCGTGACATTGCTTTAGACTTAACCGGGTCAGTGTCGTCGCGTATAGCTATTACGCGCCTCGGGTGTGTGTACGAACCGCAACCAGAACCAAGGCTCTTTCTGGACTCAGGTAACATATCGTTTGATTTTGTCCAACAACTCAAGCGCTTCGAGATGGACATGAACGTTCCTCAAAGCCTCACGCTTACGTTGTACGCAGACAGACAGCAGGTCTTTCAAGGTCCAGTTCTCACCACTGTGCAGCGAAGTAACATTCCGTATGCGCTGCCAGCGGGTCTTCGAGGTCGGGTATGGCGTATAACCTTACTTGCGGCTACGACACCTTTTCTGTGTTATACGTTCAGTGGATTTTTCAAGCAACTTGGCACAGACCAAGCGTATACTGAACGGACAATGATTCAAGGAGTATAACCGTGATACTAGATCGGATGATCTTTCATCACAGGTACCAACAGGAAGCTGGCGATACAGCAGGTGACGAAGGTGTAGGAGAAAGTTCGTCGGGTGATATAGGTGACACTGGAGACGGCACCTCTGATACAGGTGGCGGTGACGATTCTGGCGGTGCGGGGATTTTTGGAGATGGGGCAGGTGGAGGTGTAAATCTCGATGACCCCACAGCACTACTTTCGTCTGAAGATATTTTGACTGCAGGACGTGCCCTTGCTGTCAAAGGCGTACCTCTCCAAATTGGGAGCCTGTTCGATGCGCTCAACAAACTACGCGCCCGCGCTAGAGGTTCCACTGCAGAAATTTTCAGTGACATCACCCCACAACTGAGTGCTTTGCGCGGGCAATACGCTGGGGCTTCTTCTGCTATAGCCCGGCGTCTTGGTTATGCGGGCGGTGGTCAGGTCAAACGTGCCCAGCAAGGGGAATTGAGTAAAGCTGCCAGGCAATACGGTAGTCTCATCACGCAAGGACAACAGGGTGGTTTTACAAATTTGCTCAATACGCTTGGTGGTTTTCAACCGGCGCTTTCAGGCGCAGCGCGGGCACCTAGCGTCACCACAAGAAACCTTCCTACTGATTTACGAAACGTAGGCACAAGTCTAGCTAGCTTTGGTAGTGCAGCTCGGACTCTTAACAACTCATTCAACACCAGCACAGCGGCACAGGCTGCTGCGACGATTCAAGGATTCAGGAACAACCCGCAATTTAACCCTGACGCATTTGCGCCAATTACATAGGATAAGGCGACTGTGATGTTACCAGAGCTTTTCTTTGACGAAGAAATCGTACATCAAAATCTTGAAATGCGTCAAAAAATCCTCGATCTTGAAAAACTTTTGCAAAATGTACCTGGGGCCATTAGCGGAGAACTTCATCTTGAAGAGATTATGCCACTTAAGCATAGTTTTTGTAACGGAATCTATGTACGGGAAATTTTCATACCAAAAGGCATGATTGTTGTTGGTCGTATCCATAAGCACGCACATCCCAATTTTCTCTTGCAAGGGTCTGTGCTCGTGGCAACAGAATCCCAGGGACTTCAAAAGCTCACGGCACCGCTATCTATGATCTCACCGGCAGGGACCAAGCGTGCCCTTATCACGCTTGAAGATACTATCTGGGTCACTGTGCACATGACCGACGAAACAGATACGACAAAGATGGTTGACGATCTGACAGTGGAAACCTACGAAGAGTTCACAAATTACCTGGGAGATAGACCATGACTGTTGCTGCCATAGCCGCCGCTACTGTTGCTGTTGCCGCTGTAGCATCAACGGCAGCCGCGCTCGCTAAAGGTGGACCGAAATCGACACAGACCTCTTCAGTAGAATTTCCTGAAGAGACCCGGCGACTCTTCCAAGATATAGAAGCGCCCATTTTGGAAGGTGCGCAGGATGAGCAGTCAAGTTTACTGGCACCCTTTCTTGGGGGCTTCAAAAATAATCAGTTTGCTGCAAGTCAGTTTGGTACGGCAAAGCCTGTCGTGGAAGCAGCGACACGTCGTGGGGCACAGGTTGCAGGTATTGATGACCTCGGCCCGGCTTTTGAGAACATCAACGGCTTGACACCTGAATTGCTCAAGGCACTTTCGCAACTGACGCTTCAGCGCGGGGCACAGGTCAACACTGTCGTACCCCCAGGATACGGCCAGTTTTTGTCGCCTAATACTTTTGTCCAGTCGTCGTCAGACGGACCTTCAGCCTTTGATACAGGCTTTCAAGTCGCCGGGAGCCTGGCAGGACTCACAGGAGCTCTTATCTAACGAGAATTAAAATGTTACAACAGCAAGTCATAAAAATTACCAAAGCCCTTGCGGACCACACACGGTTTAATATTTTGCAGGCGCTTGCTTCTGGGCAGGAAGTCTTTGTTGGGGAGTTAGCTCGGGATTTCCCAGTCGCACAGGGGACGGTGTCACAGCATTTAAGAATCCTGGCAGAAGCAGACCTGGTTACATGGCGACGTGGTAGGAGTAACAAGGCCCGTATATACTATAAAATGGTACGTGAAGTATTTGACGAGTACCAGAATGCCATGACAAAATCTTTTGATCCCATTGGAAGAGAGTACTTTGTGTATGGTAAATATGCACCACTTCCAGGTGTACCTGGACTTTGAGTCACACGAGTACTTTGCGTACAGCGGAGACCTGCCATTTCCAGTTATACCCTGACAACGTGTCTCTATACCTAAAAAATGTCCCGAGCATCGACCGTCTCTACAGTCTCGACGCCTATGGTACGCTGGTCGTATGGTATGAGTTGAGCTTTTGTGGTACTATCTTGGATAGGCATTAGCCAATCCTTTCTTGGCTACCGTGTTTAGAGACGAAGTGCGCTACATACGTACTTCGTTCTCGCTATTTTATCATCTTTTTCACACACGTGTGCAAACTATGGCAGGCTTTGGGGACTTCTTACAGGCGATCCAGTTTGGATTAGGTCTAGCAGGAGGCTTCGCTACTCAGGCGCAACAAGAGCGCCAGAAAAACGAAGCAAGTCAGCTTGCGTTGCTCAAGCTCGTCAAAGATGATGAACATGACTTGGTTCCGCTCTCTGACATCGAAGCTGCTGAGACAGGACCGCAAGGCTTTCTAGGTAAGCTCTACGGCGCTCCGGGTACGGCTGATACCTTCCGTGTAGGAGGTCGCGCATTCAAAGTGGTGCCCAAGGCTCCACTTGACCTGGGTCTTACAGACGACACCATAGGTGCCCCTACGACCGCTACACCAGTAGCGCCCGCACCTGCACGTGGATTGCCTGCATATAACCCCTTCGGCGCACCTACACCAGGGACATCTAAAGTCTCGCCCACTGTGCAGCCCCAGGCAAAGGCGACTACGCCAGGTAAGTTCGCTTCTCTCGCTGCACAGATTGCCAGGAAAGAAGGTGTGCCTGAATCACTTATACCGCATTTCGTGGCTAATGTTGAAGCTGAGTCGAATTTCGATCCAAAGGCGGTAAGTACGCAAGGTGCGCAGGGATTGGGTCAACTTATGCCGGATACTCAGACACTTTTTGGTGTGACAGACCCGAATGACCCTGTACAAAATTTGACGGGAAGTGCCAAGTACGTCAAATTTCTCGCTGAGAAATTCAACAACGACCCGACAAAGGTTTTTGCCGCCTATAACGCGGGCGAGCGTCGGGTTGACGAGTACGGCGGTGTACCACCTTTTAAAGAGACCCAGGCGCACGTCAAACGTGTGAATAGTCTAGCACCGAAGTACGCTTCTCTGGTGCAACAACAACCTGGGCCTTTTGCTAACCAGGTTGCCGGGCCCGGGGCGGTCGGACAAGTAACATCGCAACAAGGCGACTTTTCTAACCTGGTCGCGGCCAACGATCTAACCACACCGTCTGCACCAGACGAACTACGTCTGCAGACTCCAGCGGAAACTTTACAAGAGCGCCAGCAGCGTAATCTTCAGTTAACCTTGCGTAGGTATCAAAAGTTACCCAATACCAGAGAATTGCGTAGCAAACTCATTGATCTTCCAGACCGTGTACGCAAAGAAACTGCAACAGAATATCGGCAAGAGCTTAACGATGTCGAAGGTTTGGTTAAAACTTTTCTTGAAAGAGAACACGATCCAAGGTTGCGTAAACTAGCCAAGCAAGTCAAGACTTACGCACAACTTGATGAACTTAAGTCCATAAAAGCGCAAACTCCCGAGTCTGACTTTCTCACGCAGTCTGATGAACACTTACGCCGTATGATCGCACTTGGTCAGGGTGATAAGGCAGCTATTGACGTGTACCAGGAAGGTTTACGTAGGAACTACACTGACGCGCAAATTAAGCATGTGCTTGAAACCGCTGGTTACGTTGACAAAAAGAAACTCGCACTAAAAAATGAAGAATTGAAACTTGAAGCTGAAGCCGCACTCGAAAAGCAACGTATACTTGCGCCTGGTGAAGTCAAATTAGCTGAGGACAAAGCCCGCGCAACTGGACCCATTGAATTGGAACGCGAGCGCCGTCGCGCTACGGACCCTGAACTTATTAAAGCCGAACAAGCAAAAGCTGCACGAGAGACAGAAAGTGCGTTGGAACGCGAGCGCCAAAAAGTGACTGACCCCACACTAACGCAAGCGGAGCGTGATAAAGCGGCACGAGAGACAATGGTGGCGTTACAAAAAGAGCGCTTGTTAAAGACCGACCCAACGCTCAACGAAGCTGAACGTACAAAAAGAGCTGAGATAGCTGTAGAAGATTTGCAAAACGAAAAAAAGAAGCTTGCTCAGGCTACCCCTCTGCTTGTAGATCGTGCACGACAAGAAGCGCGTGCGGGTGCCGAAGGTAGAGCATCAGTGTACACACCGTCGTCTCCAGAAATGGCCGACGAACTTACGCGCATTCGTGGGGAGCGCACAGACCTTCCACCGGAGACGACCATTGACGAACTTGTAAAACTTGAACCGGAAACTTTGACCATTGCCAGGCAAAATATAGACAAGCGCAAAGTCGAAAATGACCAACTTAAACAAGTCATCGAATCGGACAAACCGCTTACTATAACCGAACTCACAAGGTTTATTCACCCACTTAAAGGTACGAGAGCACCAAGTAGTATTAACGGACACAGGCCAAAAGCCTTTGAACTACACAAGCTCGGATTTATCCCGGTAGATGCCGCAGCGGAGAAGGCCATAGCTTCTCGGCTAGCTGCTCTTGACGCTTTGAATAAAATGAAGCTCTACGCTTTCGGTGGCACCGACGAAAAGGGTGTCAAGCACCCTGGTGTTTTTCGCGTTCACGCGGGTCTGGGTTCTAGGGCACAACAGAGTGTATCGAACTTCTTTAAGACGCTCGATCAAGATAGTCAGGAAGCGCGGGATTTGAACTCACTTGAATCACTACAGACCGGGTTGTTGTCACTGTATGCTCGGGGTGTAGCAGCAGAGACAGCGCAAGTGTCCAACGTGGACACGACACGGGTACAAGCACTCTTTCCCACAGTCAAGCTCGCAGGACTCAAGTTTCAAAGCGCAGAGCGCCAGGCAAAGCAACTCTATGACGATCTTGAAGACCTGGTTGTAGCGCCCTTGAACCGTATCATCGGTAATGGAGCAGTCGTACCACCTACGCAGGGTACTGAACAGACTCAAGCGGCACCACAGAACCCTTCAGCACCTTCTCGTGCAACGAACCAGATACCTATTAAGAACGACGCAGTACGTAAGTTACTCGAAAATCGCAGGCTTGTCGCACCAGTGGAGCCTTAAATTATGCCTGAAACAGCAACTAAAGCACCACCCCTGGTGACAGACTATATTGATAACCCGGACTTCGTTGCACTTCCGTATCGCATGAAACTGCAAACGCTGCAAAAAGCCCTCGACACCGATCACGAAGTCACGCGCTTAGATGATGCTGGGCAAGAAGAGCTTATCAACTATATCCTGAGCCAGGGTATTCACGGCGACGACACTACGGGCGTGAACCTGACGCCAGAAGAACGTGCACAGGTAAGCTACGAACAGCCAGCAAACCAAACGACACCGCAAGAACCTCCCGGTTTCCTGTCAAACCTGGCGACAACAGTGGGCAAGGGTATTGTCAAAGGGCTCGATTATACCCCAGAGATGATTACAAAACCCATTGGTGTGCTTACAGAACAGTACGGTAAGATTCCAGAGCGTCTGGGTTTAGTCGAACCTGGCACTGGAAATGTGTTCACCCGAGCAGGACAGGGGCTTCAAACACCAGCCGCAACCAGACCACTAGAAACGACTATTGCGGGTAAAGAAGGTTTCAAACCTTCTCCTCCTGGCTATGCGGCACTTGAGCACGTCCTTTCTGCGGCGGTGGGTACCATAATACCCGGCGCGGTGACAGCAAGACTCTTTCCCTTGCTTGTAGCAGGTCGTGCTGTGCCTGCTATAGATCAGGTAAAGAAAGCAGCGGCACTTGCTGCGCAGGGCGCAGCAAGTGCAGAAGTTGTCAAGGTCGCTGGTGGTGGGGAGATGGCGCAGTTCATTACGGAACTAGCTGGAGGTCTTCTTACCCCCACGGAGACCTTTAAAGTCTTTGAGGCGCTAGCCAAACGCCCCGGCTTACAAAAATACCTCATGCGGACGCACGAGAAGCAGGTCACAGATATTGCTACAGAGGCTTTTGCTGGTCCCAAACTTGGTGAGACTGTACGTGGTGGGACTACAACACGTACAAGTCAAGACTTAGTTCTTGATGATTTTCTTGAAGGGGAAAAGCGTCCTGTAAAACGAGCGCAGGATATACGCACTAAAGCCGAAGGTGATCTTACAGCGGTACAAGCGCAAGGTCGCGCCTTACAATCGGATGCTGTGCAACGTATCCGCACAGCAGAAGACCTGGCGCGGGATCAGGCGAGTATAGCACAGCAAAAACTCTACGACATTGAAGACGAGATTATCAAACTTCGTACTCAAACTGGCACCGACACGAGAGCGCAAGAAGCTACTTTGGCGCAACGTAAACTTGACGTCCAAGAGGAATATCGTCAGTCTGTGCGAGCTTCCCAGGACATTGAACGTGGTGTACAAGAAGAGGTCCGTGTTGCTAATAAACAAGCACAGCAGCAAGTAGCAGACCTACAAGACCACCTGGACCGCATTACCGTTGCCAACCAACGAGACATAAGTGACGCCCTGGATTTTGGGAAGCGTAACGTCGAATCTATTGCGCCTGACATGGCTGCAGCGGGTGTACAAAGTGGTGCCGTTGGACGTAAAGCTGTGCGTACTCAAGGTAAGACTGAAATAGAATTTTATGATACGGTACAGGAGCGTTTAAGAAAGAATGCGGAACTTGGTTATGGGACGTTGGAACGTGAGTTTGGTATTCAGGTACCTGTGACCGGGCTGTATAAGATCGTACAAAAGTACAAGGATTCTCTTACTGATGTCTCTGTACCGACAGCGCAAATAGATCGAAGCTACGCACCTACATCCGTGATTAGTGATTTTGAAGCACGGCTGGCACAGCTTGCAGAAAAACAACCAGGCGTGGGTGGTAAACTTGATAACGTAATAATTGGTTTAGTGGACATCCAAAATTTACGTTCGCGCCTTCTTGACGACTATCGGCACACCCCGGCGACCAGTCAAAAAATGCCTTTACTCCGGCAATTTTTAGGTGAAGTGGATGCCTTTGTTGATGCGACCGCTAAACAATATCCTGAAGCAATTGCAGCATATCGGGAACTCAGTAGCGCGTATCGTCGAGAAAAAATTCGTTTAACAGGTGATCCAGGTTATCAGACTCAGGTAAGAAATCCTTTTACTGGAGAATTGCTTCGTACCCCAGATGAAATTGCTCGTATTACTTTCGGCTCCGGTCCAGGTGTCTCTAAAGGTACCGTTGGAGGAGCACAGCGAGAAAGACTCTTTGGGACGTATCTACGTGATCTTGATGACGTGTTACAGGATGCGTATCTACAGGGTGATATGGCAACACAAGCTGTTGCTACTAATTCCAAGAACGCCCTTTTTGATTCAGTGCGTGCTCAATTTTATGACGCGGCTATGGGTACAGGTGAGTATCTGCCCAAGAAAGCTGCACAGTGGATAAAAGAGAACGACGCTTTACTGACACAAAGCCCTGAACTCAAGAAACTTTTCCGGACGCCTCGTGATAGGGCAAACGCTATACGTGAAGTGGAAGCGGCTGCGCAGGGAGCACAAGCGTTACCCAACGCTTATATTCAAGCCATGCGCGATTCTTTGCGAGAAACACAGGCGACTGGCGGTGAACGTGTCTTTGAAGCGCGTGGTGTCGCGCAAGGGGAACGCCGGGCTGCTGAAGATGTACGCGGTACGGCTCAAAGAGACATAGCAACTGAATCGGCAGACATCGCTGAGTCAAACGCAAATTTGCGAACACAGACAGCGGGTGATTTGACCCAAGCCGCACGTGAACGTAAAGCTGAACTGGCACGAATACGCCAGGAAAAACAAAACGCTACACGCTCTATCGAAGATGACCGGGCACTGCAGGTAGAGCGAGAGCGCCTGGCTACTGAAGACTTGAAACTTGCTCAAGATACTGAAGCCAAAGCCGTAGCTTATTATAAGGAGACCTTTGGTGCTCGTGACGCGGCTGAACGTGCTTTGGTAGAAAGTACGGCAGAACGTACTCTCGGGGCAACACCAGCAGATATTATCGCACAGATGGAGAGATTACCCGGTCCTGAAAGTGGTAACGATAAAGCGTATTACTTTAGTAAATTCTTTGAAAAAGCCAAAGGTAATAAAGCTATTGAAGACGCACTTTTACAAGCGCGTTGGCGAGCTTTCCTGGGTGAAAACGGCGTTGCCGATTCAGTAAAAGCGGCAAAGTTTATAAAGGATAACAAACCTTGGTTACAGCGCTACTATCCCGATTACCTTACAAATATTGAACGTGTGCAGAACGCTTTTGAAGCTATTAACAAGGTCTACGTAGAGCGACCTACGAATATCATGGAACGTTCGCTTTTTTCTCACGCAGGACCGCCAGGAATAACTACAGCCGCACTTTTCACGCTGGGTCATATGGATTTTAGAAGTGCTGCGGCTGGTGGTGTTGCCGTTGCTGCTCTTTTGGAATTAAACTTTCGGCGTAAAATTGCCGCGCTTAATCGGGTGTACCTCAACCCTTCTGACGCAGCCATACTTGCCAGGGCTGTAGGTCCAGCCGTAACTCAAGAGCAAGCAAGACAAGCTGCATGGTCTATTTTATCTCGTACAGGGGTGCTGGGTAAGGAACAAGTTGAAAATGCGGTAAAATAGGTATGGGTAAGAAGAAAACTAATGTGAGAACACCATACCATATAGTGATACGTCCATACACCGTGCTCTTATGGTGCGTAGCCATCCTGCATATGTTATGGGGAATTGTTATCTGGTGGGCACCAGAGATTGTGCGCAGTACCCCGGTCGCGCCGATTTTTCATCTGGCGAGGTCATCCTATGTCTGCACCAGTGTCCTATTGCTATGCGCCAGCGGACTGACGTGCTGGTTGTTGAGCAGGCAACACCCATACCTGTGGCACATCTTTCTTGGGGTTCCACAACAAATACTGCTCTTTATGACAGCCTCGGGAGCTATCTATTATCCGCTGCTTGGTCGCTATGCGGACGGGACGGTGGTTCCTGGTTGGCATATTTTTATTGACCAATTTCCCAGCATCCTCTTTGCTGTAGCACATTTTATTTCTTTAATTCTCTATCACCGGGCGGTGCCCGTGCATTGTACTTTAGGAACTGTATATGGTAACAAGCATTCCCACATGGTTGGGGGTTATTGTGCCTATAGTGGTCTCGATCCTCGGGATTCTGCTGTCGTACCAAATCGCCGTATCGACACGAAGGTTGGGCGCCCGGAAGCAAGATTTTGATGAATTGGTCCTGACGTACCGCGAAGAAATTGCCTTTCTTGAACGCCAGAAAGAGGATTTAGAAGAACGTCTCAAGGTGTTGCAGGACGAGCTCGTTGCACTACGTGAACAACTGTGGGTTGCGCAACGTCGCATAAGTTCTCTGGAGAATCTCCAAGAACATTTTGACGCATAGTTCGGTAGAAGGAAGGTGCACAAACGTCGTTGTTCTTTTATACTTGTCCTGTGTGGAGGTTGATGTGCAGACGCCAGAGCACCGCCTCCTGGATGCTATCTCTCCTTGTCTGTGTGCGTAGTACATTCACAATAGTTTGCCCCGAATCCAGTCGGTCAATTGCCGACAAAGGCTTGAAACTTCTAAGGCGATACTGGCTAGCAAGAAAAGCGCTGCACAGGTAACGGGGATGAAGAAAGCGAGGGGAACGCGCAAGAACAATACTCCAACCCAAGCGAGGAAGACAAGTACCATCGCCGTGGTAAGGAAACATGCTGAGAGAAAAGAAGCAGTCTCACGGTAGTTATTCACGGCGTCTCCTCCCGCGTAATGCACCAGCCAGCGAGGCAGGCCACAGAGCGCTTCATGCCGTGCGCCTGCAGGGTCAACGCTGTATTGATTTCGTTGTTCGGCACGTCTTCAAAACAGGGCTGCGGCACATAGACGAGCCCGACTGCACTATCGAAAGCGTCCACCGCCTTGAGTCCGAAACACTGCCCAACGGTCGGCTTGCCGTGGGGAAACAGGGGTCGTACCGCCGCGTCAGAGGCCGTATGGTCAATGCGCACAGCATACATATGGACAGTTGTTTCCTGTTCGACTTTCTCCATATCAACCACGAACCCCGTCTGGCCTTGCGGCTGCTCCTGCGCCTGCGTCCAATGTAGTGTAAGGTAGCCCACGGTCAGGAGCGCGACAACTACTGCGCTGCGCTTCAGCCAACTTTCTATTTTATAAATCTTCGGCTGATACATAATCAACTCCTATCGGTACTACGTTTAAGGTGCTTTATTTGGCACAAGCTGATAAGACTTACCAGAATCATACGCCACAAGTAACATCACCTGACCTTTCTCTGAGTATCACATCACAAAAGACCCCGCACCTAGGCAACGCTGGGAGCGCAGCGTCTAAGCCTCGCGCTTACTTAGAGCCTAGGTGCGAGTATGTTGTACTCATGAACACCCTGAACTGGCACCGCAACTATCGCAAATGTAACACGATCCAGCACGCCTGGTCATTTGTACACCACAATCAGAGCACATTGGTGTATCCAGGCTCGGTATACCACCTCCCAATGGTGCCTGTATTTCTGTCGCTATATCGTGTCCAGTGTCCACATACTTGTATGCAAGCCAGCGAAACACGTAATCTATCGGGCTCTGTGCAAAAGGCACAGGTTCAAAACCTGTAAAACCTGAAGGCTCGAAGCGCACATGCCTGAGCTTGTTCGTTATAACTTCAAGCGGTACCCCGTACTGCAGGAGTATGGACGTGAGAATACCAACCGTGTCCATCAAACCACTAACGGTACTCCCCTCTTTGGCCATGTGAATAAATAGTTCGCCGGGCTTGCCAGTCTCGGGATAGAGCCCGACGTTTAAATAACCTTCGTGCTGGCCGATTACAAATTTGTGATTAACGGCGGGTCTTTCATTGGGAAGTCGATGGCGTTGAGGTTGTTGAGCCGCATCAAGACGCAATTTTTGCCGAGCGATAGCCTCTTCAAATTGAGGTAGTGTAAAAACTTGCGAGTGATGTGTTAATTCTGCGGGTACAGGCATCTCCACAGTGGGAACGTCTGCCGGTAAAGTCCACCCGGTTGCCGATTGAAGGTAAGCAGACCTCTTAACTTGTTCTCTTATAAGTTCCGCTTCGTGCGGTGTATATGTCGCCCTGTGCGTTGTTGCCTGTACCGTAGTCACTGGCTGTACAGACTTACTTCCATCCCGGTAGATGGCGATGGACTTGAGACCTAGTTTCCAGGCCATAATAAAGGCATGCTCGACATCGTTTACATTTGAATCGGCTGGCATGTTGATGGTCTTGGACACCGCGCCAGAGAGAAAGGGTTGCACAGCGGCGACCATCTTCACATGAGCTTGCCAGGAAAGGGCGTTATCTCCAAGTGCGGTTTGAAAGACTTTAAGATCGTCTTTTTTGAGTAAGCCTTGATGTACACTATCTAACAGTGATCCGGTATTTTCGAGTGACACGAGTATCCTATTACAGGTTACGGTGTCGTAGCCCAGGGTCTCAAGTGCACGTAGCGTAGTGCCATTGACCATACGAATAGACCCTCCGCCCACCAGCTTCTTGTTCTTTATGAGCGCGGTATCAGGCTCGACGCCTGTAGTATCGCAGTCCATCATGAAGCTGATTGTGCCTGTTGGTGCTATTAGTGTCACCTGACAATTACGATAACCGTAGTCGTCATTCGCTGCCATGGCGAAGCGTACTCGCGCTGACGTTAAAAGATCACAAGTTATTTCGCATTTGGTATAATCACGTAGTGCTTTTGCGTGCATACCAATCACTTCGCGCATAGTATCTCTGTCAGCTTCATAGCCAGCAAAAGCACCAAGTCTTCTGGCAATATTACCAGACTGACAGTACGCCTCTGCCGTCATCAACGCCGTGATAACTCCGGCGTAACTTCGCCCTTCATCACTATCATAGGGCAGCCCTTTAGCCATGAGCAGCGCCCCGAGGTTCGCATAGCCAAGGCCCAGGCTCCGATAGTCGTGGGAGTTCCGGGCAATAAGACTGGTCGGGTAACTCGACCGATCTACGAGAATATCCTGTGCAGTAATCATGACACGCACAGCGTGTTGAAATGCCGCAATACTAAAAGTACCATCTACCTCTAAAAAACGCAGCAGGTTAATAGACGCCAGATTACAAGCCTCGTTGGGCGGGCGAACGAACTCGGAGCAAGGGTTACTTGACACTATTTTACCTCGTCCTGGCGTGGTGTGCCACTTATTAACTGTATCACAAAAGAAAAGTCCAGGGTCGCCGCACTGAAACGCGGCTGCGGCTATACACTGAAATTTTTGATACTGCAAATTTTTTTGCGATTCTTTATCGGTACATACGTCTATAATACACATGACACTATCAGGCATGCTTACACTGTTATTAGCATTCTGAAAAGGAATCGTTTGTTGAATCTCCGCTTCTAACCCTGTGCCATAGCCCAACGTTAAGAGGTCTTGTGCCATCCGTTCTGCTTTTACCTTGCACGTAATAAATTCTTCGATGTCAGGATGATCGACGTCCATAATAACCATCTTCGCCGCTCGCCTGGTCCCACCACCACTCTTGATGATACCTGCGTTTGTATCAGCGCCACGCATGAAAGACACAGGGCCGCTCGCCGTACCGCCACCTGAGAGTGGCGCACCCTTCGCCCGAATCTTCGATACATTGACACCAGCCCCCGAACCGTGCTTGAATATCATCCCCTCTGTGCGATACCATTCTAAAATGGACTCCATCGAATCGTCCACGTCTAGTACGAAGCAAGCAGAACACTGCGGATTTTCTTGAACACCGACGTTAAACCACACAGGAGAGTTAAAAGAGGCATACTGGTTGACCAGAATATAGGCAAGTTCCCACTCAAAAACCCTGGCGTCTTCCTCGCTAAAATATCCATCGGCAAAACCCCAGGTAGCTATCGTATGCGCTACGCGCCTTATCATATCGCGCACAGAGGATTCACGAACACCATTTACCACACGGAAATATTTACTGGCGACAATGTTCGTTGCCTGCTGCGACCAGGAAGCAGGCAATTCCACGCCGCGCTGTTCAAAAACAGGCTCGCCGTCGTCTCCGGCAATAAGCGCGTCGCGCTTTTCCCAGCGGATTGAATCAAATGGATGTTCGTCTTGTTTGAAATAGCGCTCGACTAATTTATACACGTCATGCTCCCTAGTGCGTAAATGGCAAATTGTGTGGCACTTCGATCATAGGCTTCTCTTCTGTGAGCGCTACGAACGCTCTATCAAGGGCTGTAGGCAAAGCCTGTGCGATAATGCTAACCGCTTGTGGCCAGCCATTTTCGCAGTTGAAGTGGCCGATTTGTAGCTGGGGATGGCCTTCGGGACTCATGATAACATCAAGAATCACCCGAGGATTTTGTAGTAAATCGTTCACACGAGGTTTAGGAAATTGCAGTTCCATCGGAAGTACTCCCTATTTCATCTTCTCCATACGCTCAATTTCCATTTGCGTAGCGCAGAACCAGGCGACCTTGGCGAGATTATCTTCACCAGGTACACCGAGGTCTTCCCCAAATTCCAAATAGTGTAGATATATTTTCAGGTGCTTAAGCGCGTGGTTCGCACGCTCAAGTTGATAGGCACGATCACGGACACCGCTTCGCCAGTTGCCACGTCCATATTTCTCTACACCTTCTTGAAAAACTAAACCGAGCCTGCGTTCAGCTTCATATGGAATTTGTACGAGGTCAAAGGTTTCCAAGTCAGTCTTAGCTACGAAACCTGTTGAGGTATGTGGAACAGACAATCCGGTTACATGTGTGGCCCTGTCTCGTGACTCATACCAATCTAGATACCTTTCTTTTAAGAGTATCTGTAAATTTTCTACGTTTACTTTTTTCTCAGGAGAAATGTGACTTATAACTTCACTAACGAGTTTGTCTACATCATCAGGTAAAAAAACTCGCCAGTCTGGAATGATTTGATCCATTGCAGACTGCGTAAAAGCCTGTTTAAGTGATAACGTCATACGCTTTCGTTGGCCCCCTCTGTCCAAGATACTTACCGACGTACGGTTTGATCGTCGGTTCTGCGAGCCGCATATAAATGAGCTGCACAATTCTTTCACCATGTTGCACGTCTACAGTCACGCTCGTTTCTAATTCAAGTGTCACCTGGCCCTCAAAGCCGGGATCAATAAACCCCGCCATCTTATGACCCAGGCCCTTTCGTGCCAGGGACGAACGCATATTGATAAACGCACAGTGGGTGATGGGGACTTTGATGTACTCGACAGTGGAGCAAAGATAGAAAGTTCCTACACCGAAACGCACGTACCTGTTACCTGTGCTTATGTCAACAAAACCGTATTTCGTTGTATGGGCTTGTACGTGACCTAGCTCTAGGTCCACACTCGCTGGGCCAACGTTCTCTGATTTGTAGCCAAACTCTTCTGCGTGGGCAAGAAGCCATTGGTAAGGCTCAATCATAACTACTTACCTTATATGCCTTGAGTGCTGGCGTCAATGTACTATAACCGTCGTACATGCTCAAAACTCCTGAAACAGATTAGGCCAGCGCTCGACGCACAACTTCTTCCAAATTTGTGCGAGTCTTTGAAATTCCAGGTCTGCCGATTCGTCAAGCCTTTCCATAAACAACTTGGAAAGTGCTGCCGGGTTGGTTGTCCAGCCCAGGCTTGTCATGGCTGAGTGGGGCAGGAACGAAGATGCAGCTTCATAGATACGTTTGCGGTCAAGCCCTTGGGCATTTTTGCCATTGTGTTGTTTGATATAATCCGACTCTTCGCCGTTTATAAAAGCCGTATATTGCCTGTACGCAACTTCCATGGACACATCGAAATATTCAATGGCTTCTTTACCTTTTGCTATCACATAGGGATGAACGACGAACCAGCCTGGATGCTCTACGTACCGCGTCGATTCTTGCGAAGGGGAGCCCTCTTCCGAGCGGTCAGCTCCTACGTAATGTCGTATAAGCTCATGTGTTAGCCGCCGCGAAACTCCCGAGATAAAAAAGGACATCTTCGGGTGATACATTAAAGACCTGTGCGGTATTGCCCCACCCTGGGTATCGGTAATGTATAGACTGTTTGGTCGAATGCGCCCTTTTACGCCAAAGCTATAGTAGCACAAGCGCCCATATAACTCAGGTAAGAGTTCGTTGTCCGTAAGATGGCGACCTTTTTCTGTTCCACCGTGAGGAAAGGCCTTATGCCTTGCAAAGGTATCGGGGTACTCGTGTACCTGCAACACTTTAACATAGCCTTCTGGATAGCACTCCGGGTGTGTTGCACCTATAAAGTGCGTCATCTCTTCCAGGGCACCTGGGACGAAAGTCATGTCGGCCATAATAATGACCGTAGGCTGGTAGACCAATGTAACACTCATGTGACTACTCCGTTATGCGAAAAATTTGCCGATACAAAGCCCGAAGCGCTTGACGTATCAAAGCGCTTCGTGACTCAGAGCCCGTTGCGACGGCCAGCTTACGACAAAGTTCAAGGTCTTCCTGGTACAGCGTGACTCCTACTTTTTTCGGTGTAGTTGTCGAGGCTAAACGTGATTTCTTCATATGTACTTTCGAAAACTTGGGGAAAGCGCTGTTGAATGTGGGTACCAATGTCGGAGCAAATACGTTCCATCTCGTAAACATTCTCGGGATCAAAGACACCGCTTGCAGTATAGTAGCCCACCTGTGGTAGGTCCACAGTGACGTAATACCCGTGCACATCTCCTGTGTGGGCGCCGTACCGCAAACTAACGAGATACCCCTTATCTACCTTAGAACACAAAGCGCCCAGTGCGGTCAGACTCTTCATAGGTAATATCTCCCACAAAGCACAAGTAACCGTTGCCTTGCAATTTTGTAACGTTTCCAGGCTAGATTTCGCTTGATGGCTCTGAAAGTCATCCCTATGTACATTACAAATCTATCCTCACATCATCTCGTAACTTGAACTCGAACTTGAGTCCATTGTGCTCAAGTACGCAATCTTTGCGATCTGGGAACTCGGTAAACCACCGCTTACCCAGGATCACGGCGAATTTGGTTCTTTGAATCTGGTTACGTACTTGCCTGAGTACACGGTTAAAGCGAGCTGTTTGCAGCTCTAACCATTCCCTTTGCGCTTTCGAGGTACCCTCTACCAGAGTATCTAGTTGAGAAAGACCCAACGCAATATAATTCTCAGCAGGCGTGAGCTTCTTACCAGCTTCGATTTTGTCCTGCACCTTGTCCACAGGAGGAAGGGACGAGAAACCTTTGACCTGGACCGCGAAACTGCGCACATAGTAGTAGTCAGTAGGCTCTAGCTTCGTTGTCACCGGACTGAAGCCATTCTTACCTATACCCATGTAAGCGAGAAAATTTATCTGGTCCTGGGTGAGCACTGAGGGAAGGTCGGTAGGTTCACCAAGCAACGCAAGACGCCAGCGTAGTACCTTGAGCCGCGCCATAAGCAACAACTCTTCTGCAACCAGGTCGCAGAGCACTGCTGCCGAGGTCAGACCTGACCCAATAGCCCGGTTCACGACGGGTAAACGATTAAGCCGTAAAAGGTAAACATGGTCAGGTCCATGGTAGTTACATGGGTCTATGCACCCGGCACCTAGTAATCGTTGCCACGACTCCATTGAAAGGGACACAGGCAAAGCTGGCGTATGTAACATGCCATCTTTGACTATAGCGTAGTTACGCCAGATGTAACTCGGATAGTTCTGTGCAAATCCGTAGGCTGCTGCGTTTGGTCCCAGGTCCACGGTACCAGGAATGTGCGCAAGGACCGAGAGGTTAAGCAGTTCTTTGTGCCAGGTCAGTGTGTTAAACGCACAGCGGGAGAGAGGATCTGCTACAAAGATCGGCGTATCCACTGCAGACACACTTCGTGCCCCTATCCTGGTATATTGAAAATCGTGATGTCGCGGATAAAAGCAGGCTTTGTCGTCTTGCATCAACAACTCTAGGGCGTCCAGAACACAAAAAGCGTCGTCCTTTGGGAGGTACGCGGTATCAAAGCCGCCAGTAAAGCGCTTTGCCGGTGTGTGAATGGCCTGGGCAATGCTTACTTCGACACGTCCATAGTCTTCAACCGTAAAAGCGTTATTTACGGCGTCGATCAAGGCAACATCGCCCAGGGCTCCAAGCACACTCAGTGCTTCCGGGATGTTATTCGTCTGGGCGAGCATGTAAGCCGCGCCATACGCGCCGCGTACAAGGGCTTCGATTTTGTCAATGTGTGGTAGCCGAAAATTGGTGTTCAAATCGAAACTTGCCAGGTCTGCAACATGCCCCGCGCCCGTGTGATCTGTCAGAGTATACAGATAATCCTTGCCCTTCTTCGACGGGGCAAAGCTCACAAAATCTCCGTCATCGCTACCACAGGGCATGTGCAGTGTTACCTGTTGCCCGGTAATACTGAAAGGTACCCCGTATGTCGTATTTGTCTCAAGAGCCACCTTTACACGTAGGTTTGTTTCTTCCGCCGTGGCTGTAAAGTCAGCAAGCTGGACGGCAAAAGTGTCAATGGTATCAGCATGCGCGAGTGACCCACCGAGCTTCGTAGCCATTTCAGCCATGAGTTCTTTGTTGTAGTAACCTCCATAGCCGACCAGAAGCACGGACGAAAGCCGTGGAGCTAGATGCTGAATAGCGTTGAAAATATCTACGAGTTCCCGTTGATAGTTACTGACAACCGGGCAACCGTCCGTGAACATGGTGAGCGCAAAGCGCGTATAGATCGGCGCAAGTTCGTCAATAACTACATAGCAATCTTTGAGGATTTGCGAGAAGCATGTGGTGGATAGCGTACTACGCATAGAGTCAAAGAGTGGCCTGAGCTTTGGGTAGTTATTCGGACCTATTTGAAAACCCTTGATCGGGAAACGCCACTCGCTTTCGCCGCTGAAATAGCCAACTGTCAACGTGTCCCCCTCACGTAAACTAGCGGCACGCAAGTATACGTGATCTATGAGCTGGTTGATAGTCCAGCCCATAGAGCCACTGCGGTCGAGCAAAAAGATGTGGTGTAAAGGTTCGATGGTCACTGTCTTGTTTAACTTTGGCACCTCTTGCATGCACACATACATCCTGTCGTTAATTTTCAAGTACGACATGCTTTGCTCCCTTTACTGAAGTTCGACTACAAGGCTACCTTTTCACGCAAATTTTTGAACTGCCTTGGCGGACGTAAAGCCTGCTCCAAAGTCAGTAGTGGCGTGTCATAAATTTCGTCGGTCAGCCTATACCGCTTGACGCTCATGGTCTGCACGAGATTTGGCAATGAGTATCTATCAAGACTCTGACCTTGAAGGTCAAACGTTTGGTAGTCAATCTGGGCAGCGGTCATGCACTGTGAGAGTCTGTCCGATTCTCCCTGCAATTTGTAAAAGTACACGGGAGGCTGTACATCTCTACCACTAAACGCGGGAACGTATACCTGAGCAAATTGCGGCTCGTTATTCTCCCCGCCGTCCGACACAATGACAATACCATCAATAGGCAGGCGCCGCTCCAGCGCACAGAGTAAGCCGCAGCCTATTGAAGTACCGCCATGTGCCGTTATACCCCGAGTGAGTGAGGTAATTTGTTTGTACGACATTCCTGTTACGTCGATGTACCGGGGCATCGTGTCAAAAAAGATCAAGTGCACTTTCTCTTTGACCGCATGAGCCAGTAGCCCGGCAATCTCACAAGCCGCCATAATGGCGTTCTGCATCGACCCAGATTTGTCGGCAAGTATGAGCCAGTTCCCGTCAATGACGCGCTCTAGCTGGCGCTCTTGTACCTCCTCAAGCTGTGTGACCAGCGCATTATCGGGATCATCCTGTGCGATGACCTGTGCCGCTTTCGTAGTCTTGAGGACGTTGGCTCTCGATTTCCCGGCGCGAACAAGCCCTTTTCCCAGCGCGGCTTTCACCGCAGGATGGTTAGTTGCCCCGAGTTTCTGTAGCGCCTTAACGTTGGTCACAAGCTCTGTGGAACTCATGCGGTCTATCACAGCAAGCAGCACATCAGACTCGCGCATACGCACACCCAGAGCGCCCCGCGCCACGAGGTACGGGATACGAAAGCGTTCGATCAAGCCACCTATTTCCTGTGCAGAAAAATCTTTAAGATGCTGCACGGCATAAAAGACCGAATACGTTGGATACTGACGCTTGAACACAATAGCGTTGGCATAGTCGCCGGGTGCTGTGTGACTGAGCGCGTAGAGCGTCTTCAGGCTCTCCCTGTGCTGGAGCGCCACGGCGTTGAACCAGGCGGGGAACATCTCTCGGGCTTTGAGATAGTGCCCGATCATTTTCCAAAATTGTGTCATGCCACGACTGACCTTGTTCGTCTGGGCAAAGCGAATAAGCTGCACAAGCTGACGTGGTGATTGTAAGGCCAGGTGAGCCAGCGCGTTTTCATCCAGGGGTGTAATCGTCCGTACCCAGAAAGGCAGCGCAACCTTACTATCTCGGATGCTTCCCTTACGTTGGTTCCAGGCAATCAGGTGCGCCGTAAAGTCGGCGTCAGCTCGTACTGCTTGCGTGACAGGTTCTCTGTACTGCATCAAATCCCCGTGAGGAGACTTTGTAAGCATCGTAATAATGTCTTGTTTGGACACAGTACTTTCAACAATGGGTGCTGTAGACTTCTTGCGTACGGCCATGAAATTTTGCTCCTATTTTAGACAACAAAAAAATACCACACAAGTCGTTGTGGTTTTGGTTACACGACCGGACTTGAACCGGCAACGCTTTGCTCTTTAGGCAAATGCCCTACCAATTGGGCAACATGTAACCACAACAGTAGTGTGGTAATATTCAATTGTGTTGTGTGGTGGCGGGGATGCCATGCAAGTTGCAACGCCGGGTGCTGTATGAGCTACCCACCCGACTTTACGACAAACATCCCCGCCTGGCGGCTGACTACGAGCCAGCCACGTTCGTCGGTGTGTGTTCCCCGAGCGCAGCCCGCAACGCGGCAATTTCCGTGTCCAGGGCTTCTCGCTGCTCACCGGGCGTCATAAGCTGTGTACGGCGTTGCTCCGCTTTCTTCAGCCGGTATTCCAGTTCTTCTTGCATTTTCACAATGATAAGGTGATTCAGTGCCCGGCGCTGATTGCTTAGCCACTCAGGTACAGGCAGACTCCGAGCCATGAAAGCGTCAGCGGCGACCTTGCTCAGGCCATCAAGAATAACTGACTCTTCCAGGTTAATCGTATCGTAATCGCGGTTGGCACATTGGATGGTGGTAATAATTTCTAACTTAGGCACGGGATTTGCTCCTTAGAAATGATAATAGATCACACTCAGTCAAAGTGCTGTTGCTGTTACTAACTCCTGGGTTTAACCACTCCCCCAACCGACATCTGTATTGCCGGTGCTGGATTCGAACCAACGTAGAAACCTTACGGTTTCAAGAGTACCTTTGAACATGTAAGCACTTCAGTTAGTGTGAAAACTTAAATCGCACTCAATCACAGTGGTTTTTTAGTGCTCTAACCAATTGAGCTAAGACGGCTATTCGCCACCTATCGGAATCGAACCGACAACCTCTGCCTTAGAAGGGCATGTACCCACTATAGTCAGTGCGAAAATTTTGCCTCTAGGACTTGTAGCATTGCCCGTGTGCGCGCCTACTGTAGACACCGCTCTTTCGAGCGTAGAGGTTTTGTAAGACCTACTCAGTCAACGTGGTTTTTTTTATCGCTGGTCTACCGTTGACCAACAATGCCAAATATGGAGGCATTGAAGGGAATCGAACCCTCATACCGCTTTCGCGGAGCATGTATCCACATCAGTAAGTAAGTCATTTTTCGCTACAGTACAGTGTGTACATAATAGAGCCGCATCAAAGCAGAATACTATGTGCTCTTTTACTGTAGCCAGTTGCGGGTGTAGGAGTTGAACCTACTGATTTCATGGTTATGAGCCATGCGGGCCACCTTTGGGGTCTCTCGTTCCCACCCCCGACGTTCTATAGTATGCCACGATAGCATACCGAAGTCAAGGGATCATTGAAAGAATTTTGGGCCGTATTCTATGGCTTGCTCAATTGGTGCCCAGAGCCCCGAGCACGGTTGCGATATAAGCCCGGACTTGAGCATACCGCGCAACGCATTACGCATTGAAGAACCTGTACGATCTTTCGTGCGAGTCAAGCCACATCGAATACGCACCTGGCGTGTTGTCAAAGCGCCATTCGCTTCTTGGATGACTTGCAAGGCACGCCTTTGCCATTTACCTCGTACCATTACAATAGTCTGCATACACAAAGTTACCCTAATTCGGTATCGGCAAAAGTACCGCGCCTGCAGGGCGCTTGATAGCCTCGCCACGGCATACCTGTTCAAAGAGCTTTTTCGTCTTCCAGACATCCCCTGTGCAATACTCAACAACCTCTGCGTAGCGTCCCTGTCGCCAGACATCCGGGGCATGTGCCCCGTGCATCTCTTTTTCGCCGTAGCCGTTCAGCGGTGCGATAGCTCCCAGGCTATTACCCTTCTGGAACTTGTTCGCCGGGTCGATCTTCCAGATTTCGTCAAGGATGTCATACGAGTTCTCTGCGAGCCGAAGAAAATCATGCTTGAGCTGGTAACACGAGACCTTATGCAATGCTTCACCACTGTCGGCAGTTGATAAATGGTCCACCCAATGCTCAAAGACTTCGGCCATGAGTGGAAAATCGAACTGCTTACCGTTGAAGCTCGCCATGAGCGCCTGGCGTTTGGTAAAAGTGTGTATTGTCGCTTCCAGAGTACGACGGTCGAAGTAATGATAGCGGTCGTCAGCGTAATCGTAGTAACAACCTATGGAAATGCCGAGAAGCCGGTAGTCTCGCCAACCGATCTTTTCAAATGTTTCTTTGCACGGCGTATTGCGGTGACCGTGCGACTCAGGTATTTGCAAGCAATGTTTGCACCAGTCCGGGCTATTAAGGACTTCTAAATCTAATACAATTACGTTGTTTTTCATGTGATGATCCTTCTCACAAACGCCTTTATCATTTGCTCAAACACGCTCCGCTCTGGTAACTCTCGTAACTCTTTCTTCTCCCCGTAGTTAGGGCCGACACCAAATTCCACAGGCACCGACAAAGCAACACCGTCATACTCGCGCTCTACTTCGATGTGCTCTTTCATGAACAAAGCCACGTCATATGCCTCATCGACTGGACAGCTACAGACAAGCGCGTCGTGCTCCTGCAAACGTATCCGACTGTGCAGTTTTTCCTTTTTAATCCACTGAGCTAATGGAACAAAAGTACCTACATTAGTCAGTTCGGCACATTCAGATTGAGGCAAAAAGTTATAAGCACGTCTGTACAAGTCGTCGTTGAGTTCTTCGTAGCGCACATCCCAGATGCGACCCCAACTATTGATAAGTCGCCGGGTCAGCCGGACCTCGCGCCTTATGCGCTGTTGCCAAAAACGCACACCGGAGAACGCTTGATAATAGGCTTCAAGTAAGTCATCACATTCTTCTGCGGTGTATGGAGTGCCGTCCAGGTGCAAAACGCCATCCTTGAGCAACCTATCAGCCATCGTCTTGCCTTGCATCGCACGCATCGCTGCGTGGTTCACGCTTTTTGCGGTCTGCCTTTCTTCTGTTCCTTTCCCTACCTGGTCAATAGGTTTCTTGAACACGAGCGATGCCACATAGCTATGCTGGTCAAAGTCAGTACGTGCCCGCGCCAACTTGATAAGGCTCTCGTCTTTGGTGCGTACAAAGACGATACGGCCTTCAATTTGTGAGGCGTCAGCTTCAACTAATATATGACCAGGGTCTGGTATGATTGCACGCCTGATACTTGGGAGCTTGCCCGTAGGATCATCTCTTGCGGTGTTCTGCGAGTTGCCTGTTACACATATAACACCTTTATAGCGCACAAGAAAAAATCCAGTTGGCGTTGTGAGACAGTGTACGGTACCTTGATAGTATTCCTTATGCCAATGTTTGCTTTCCGTTGTCACGTAAGCACGCGGTTTTATCTTTGCATAGTGCAGCGGTAGGTTATGACCTGAACCATACCCCCGATTGTTGTCAAAATTAGTCCATGTTGTAGATGAATAACCACACAGGTGCGCTATTGTTGACACAATTTCGACATTACGTTTCTCGACACTGAAATACCACCAGCTTCGTCCTCTAACGCTTCCGTCCCAATATTGTGTTTCATCTATAAAAGATGCCAGTGTATCAATGTCAAAATTAAGTAAATCCCAACTAAATAATTTAGGTTTACCTAACATCAACGCTATACGTTCAATTTCAGGATGTGTGCGTTTCAAAGCGAAACGTCTGTAGCCCTTTGGTGCCTTCTGTTCTACAAAACGAAGCTGTAAACTATCCATTAAACACAAAAGACGCTCAATTTTCCTCCGCTTTGTAAATGTGAAACGTATCTCGTGCTCTTCTACAGAGGCATCGGCTTGCACAGCGACTAATAAGCGTATAAATGCGTAGTGTGTTCTTCCTTCCTCGTAGTACCCGCTAACGGGTATAAGGGCCTGACTTCGTTTCGAGGCTTTGATTGCTGTATCAACTGTGATTTGACGGTCTATTTTACGTGTTATACCTTTCGATAGTGCTTTTGTAGTGCCCGTAATTGGTATACGGTGCTCTGGGGTATAGCCATTTTTGTGGAACCAACTATCCGCTACATACATTTGATCGTCAAAAGAATATGTATGGTGTTGAGGCACACAAAAAGTTAGTTTACCGTCCGTATTCCACTGCATGACTTGAGTGTTCGCCGGTAAATGTTGTAAATGTGCTAGTGTAATCCAACCTGTGGGCGTAAAAACTTCGGCATCAGGAAATAGGCAATTTCTGCCGGTTCCGTTTGGTGCTTTACTGCTCGCCAACCTGGCCGCCTCTGTGTTAAGTTTCACCGTAAAACGGAACTTACCGTCGTAGTCAAAGGTTGTCGGGTAAAGGAAACTTGCCAACTTTTGCGCTTTGTTGTGCAACATCGCCTGGTCAATGACCTCGCACACGTTGGTACGGTCAGGGTACGCCAGTCGTATCTTCCGTAGCGCTACGGACTCCGCTGTGGCGGTCTCTTCGCCCCCAGCCCGCCGTTTTGTCTGCATTGGTAAGCCAAACGTGTCATATAGCAAAGTCTTCAACTGTGCGTTCTCTTATATCCCGCTTTCGTTTCCTATCGTGCGACGCCATGCCTCACTCTTCTTTATCCATAGTAACGCCGTTCGGGAGATACTCTGCTCGCGTCTTG